GCAGAACCGATAGTACCGGCATTTGATATGCGAATGCCACCAGTTACCGTAACACCGTTACCTGTGGTTTCAACTTTCTTTATATTGTTATGGTAAAGTTCTACTGCGCCGTCCTTAGCAAACTTCGCTAAGGTTTCAGTTCCGGCAGCACCCAAGATTTGAATGTCATCACCTTGAACCTTTGTGATTCCTGTAGAGTTCTTTATGATACTGTCGGTAGCATCATGATATATTTCTAGATCAGCACCAACACCAAAGTTAACCTTATCGTTATCACCGAAGTTTAAGTCACCCGTCATTGTATCACCAACAACATCGACATACGTTGCCGGTATTAAAGCGATAATATCTTCTGCAGTTTTAAGGTCGGTAGAAATATCAGTCAACGCACCAACAACATCAGTGCCTCGAGTAAGGGCTTCTGTTAAATTAGTTAATTCACCAACAGCAGTACCAGTCTCATTAGTCTTGATGCGCCATTCGTTGAATGTATTTGCCGTTGTTACGTTTACTATTGCCATGTTATCTCTCTATTAATTGTTTGAGCATCATTTTAATGTCTGATACATCTCGTTCTACCTGGTTTAATCTAGCTGCATCCTTCGCCATCCTAGCTCTATTGGCAGAGTGTTGTGCACCTTCGTTACTTATATTTATAATAGCACCAGACTTGTTATCACGCATTATGCCTTCATGCCCCTTAATAGGGGTCATTCCGATCATCAGACTTTCAACGCTATAGCTCTAAGGCTTTGACACGACGGAACATTACTTGTTCCAGTAGATCGCATTACAATCTTTAAAGCAAATATAGTGAACGTTGAAGCAGGGGTAATAGTATACGTGGTCTCATCGAATGTAGATCCATCAGAGAATGCAACACCGTTAGTGGCTGTTGCTGCTATCCATGATTCAGTATCAAATGTTCCTGCCGTGTTGCCAGTCTTATAGTACAAATCAACCCAAGTGTTATTAGGACGATTGATATCTAAATAAACCTTAATACCATCCGACGTATCTTGTAATTCAACAGTCTTAGTAAGATACTTTGCAAGAGTAGATCCCTTAGAAGGATCAGTCTCAACTACAGCAGCAGCGTTATTATCAATTCTGTTACCGATAGTGATCACAGAACAACGTTCCATATCAATCACAGGGGATAGATAATCATCAGTTGAACTGAATGTGCCATCAAACTGCAATGTCTCTGTTGCACCAGACTTAATAACTTTAGGATATAAAGGAGTATAATCCTCATTAATAACCACGGCAGTACTAGTAGATGATATAGATCCAGTTGACATTAATGAATCTTTAATTGACCAAGTCTGTACAGTCTTAGGTAGAACCATGCTTTGAATAATTGGATGTACTGTATTCCAAGCTAGATGCTGGGTTGCTTGAGCAGCAGTACCACCACCGATACCAGCAGTAATCGCAGCAGCGTGGGCAGCAGCAAGAACTTGTATCGTATAACTATCCACCGTTGTAGTAACAATCGTATGAGTAATATTTAACTCAGCTGCAGTATAACCGTTCGTTGCAGCGAAGCCAGCGAACGTTACTGTGTCATCAGTTTTCATACCGTGATCTCTATGAGCCACAGTGAATGTGTTATTAGCACCTGCAGTAGATACCACAGTTGTTAACGGATGGTTCACTAATTGACGTGAAGGCAATGCATCGTTTCTAAGTACGCAGTTACGAGCAACTGAGATATCAAATACCGCACGGTTCATAATGAATGTTAAGTCTTTGTTCTGATCCGCGGTCCATGTAGAAGCATTCTGAGACTTAAACAATACACCATTGTATGGCTGTGATGAAATTCTGTTACCGTTCTGATCTTCAGCACCGATACCAGCGTATCGAACGTTGTACTTGTTTGAGTTAGCAATAACTGTTATTGCATATTCAACACCATCTTGTAAGAATACAGGAGAGTCAAAAGTGAACGTTGAAGCAGTACCATCAACATTAACAGCAGATGGATTAATCGTTACATCAGAGAATGGGATAACAACCTGAGTTGGGAATCCATTAACCATTTTTCTAATCTGTACTTGTACAGGGATAGCACTATCTTTAGTGGTAAAGAATAATTGGACTGAAGTAATAAATGCAGACTTATCAAGCAAGATAGACTGTGCAAGTGGATCACCCCAGTTAACTCTTACACCAGTATCTCTAAGAGCAGATTTAGATTCATTGCCAGCAGAAGTTTTCTGAATGAAAGGAGTTCTTGTTGACATGATAACATTTTCTACAGTCTCAAGTAAACCTGTTGCGGCATACATTGCAGATGCAGATGTAGTGGTTACATCATCATCGTTAGTAGATGACTGTGTTAACTTAAATTCTTTTTCGCCAGTCTTAAAGTTTAATGCACTGTTATTAGGTATTAAGAACGTACCTGATACAGCACCGTTAGCATCAGTTGTTAATGTAGTTGCCCCAGCTGGATGAGCTGCAACAGTGTTAACACCAACTAAAGGAGTATAACTTGAAGCTGTTGTAGAAACATAGTTAGCCACTGCAATGTCATCAAAGAATGCATAGACCTGCACACCAGGTTTCATACGCTTGGCAGAGAATGCAACTAGACGTGTTCTCATGAATGGTATAAAGTTAACTTCAACTATACGATCACCAACACTAAACCTAGATGTAATAACATCAATTGATTGATTAACACCTGATCTAGTGGTTGTGCCTGTGTCCATTAACTTACTGCGTCGTGCACCACCATCTCGTTCCCAGCGTTGACCAGTCCAGTTGGTTGACCATTCACCCCATACAGTACCTACCTGAGGCTCCAGAACTTTCACCATGGCATCGAATTCACCATCGTTATTGATTACTACCTCTGGGCGTCTATCAATATCACGCCATTCATCAGTAGAAGGGGTCAGTGTCATACCACCCGTCCAGTTGAATACGTCGTATGGGTTAACGTTAATGCTACCAGAATACTGTGTCTGCGTTATAATAGCAGCTGAAGTATATGGTAATGTAACTAAGTCACCAGTTTTTGTTGTAGTAGATGATACATGGTATGCCATCGCAGCATTACCTTGAGCAAAAGGAGGACGCAATGTACGATTCTTAATATCAACAGATGCTTTATATTCTGATGAACTAGATCTTGACATACGAGTATTTGCAAAGGCATCAACTAAATATCCAGACTTCCATCTTGGATTATTAGATGCATCTAAAACTTGTTTGTTCTGTGCTTCAGATTCTAAGAAGTTAAGAACAGAATAATATTCTATTTGATTAACCCTCTTATCAATACGACCGATATCACGCATGGTGTATCTACGTTGATCAATGAAGTCAACAACAACCTCACCCGCATTTAATGTATATGCAGGAATAGTCATTGTATATAGATGCATTGAATCACTTGGAATATTAGGAGCGGCTGGATATCTTGAAGGTACACCAGGTGAAACACCAAACTTTCCTTTAGAATCCAAATACACTTTATCAATTCGTGGTAAGTAGAACTGTACATCAGTTTCAAACTGTGAGTATCTTACTGGGGCAAACGATGTAGACCTACCAGTGGTTGTAAATTCACCACCAGCGTTTGACACACGAGGCCTGAAGTCAACAGCAGATCTTAATTCTATATCACCAAGCTTAGGGATATTTGAATAATCAACTTGACCAGTATAAGAATCAACAGTGAAGAAGTCACCAGTTGAATGCGAGAAGTACTTGTATGTAACAGTAAGTGCTATAGCAGCAGTATAGTGTGATGTGGTCTTAAGTTTAATACGACCAATGTCATAGTAATCATCTCGTTGACCATTGTCTAAATCAAAGTGAGATGTTACATCAGCAGATCCTACAGTCTCGACAACAGATACTAATTCGTATATGTCTGCATGACCAAGCGCTTGTCCTGTACCAGTAAAGTCTGTACCGATACTAAATGATGAAGTAGTATTTGCAGATAACGTTTTAGTCTTATGATCTGCGGTACGTACTATTGGAGCAATCAATCTTACATTATCACTATCAGCGCTTGCAGATATATTAGATATAACAACACTTGGAGGATTAGCAGCATTATCGATAGCGATGTTAGCAGTTAAGATTTCTTCACCACCCACAGTCGAATCAGTATCGTTGATTAGGATCCAGTTTGAGTTTAATGATCTAGAACCAAACTGCTCACCGGCTGCAGCTGCAGTAAATGTTGCAGTAAGACCTACAGATACTTCAGCTGTACCAACAATACGGTTAGTTTCATATCTAAAGTTATAATCTGCAGTGGCAGTATCATCAACCTCAGTGTTAAGTGTTTTAATTCTCTTGTATGGCAATTCATATACTAATGAATCAGGACCAATGTTATATGCAGTGGCAGCACCAGAGTCAGCAATGGTCGCAGCGAAAGTATAAAATGTAGGGTTTGTTCCAACAGTAGCATCAGTAGATACTAAGCTAGCGGCCGCAGTCATTGTGCCTGTGAAATCGAATATATGAATTCTATATCGTGAACCAGCGGATGCGCCATTACCACTCACACGTTCAATTGAGCGAGGACGACATGTACCAACAACACTACTACCACTATTTAAGATATTTATTTTACGGTAATTAGTAATGTCTGGGGTGTTAACTAAGCTTGTTACTTCGATATAGTTGTTATGATTTATTTCTACAACTTTGTCAGTAACTCTCTCTGTAGTTCTTGCTTTATCAAAGTGTACGTTAGTAGTACCTAATGTTTGTATCTCATAGCCACGTACGTAAGCCTTAGAAGGTTCAACACCAAGAGTTAACTTAGTTGCATCAGGGCTTGGAGCCACGTGATCTTTAACCAACGCTTTGAATGGGTTAACATAGTAGTTACCAGATTCATCGAATGTTCTACGAGCTAACTCATCAGCTAAATGATTGTAGTCGGCTGTACGAGCATTCTTAGTGATAGCACCACTTTCTAGTCGAGCGATAAGAACAAAGTTACCTGACGTAGCATTAACTGCTTGAGTACTTAGCACGGCTGTAATAGAATAACGATGTGCACCTGGAGCTGATTCGTTAGGAGTACCCGTTGCGTTATCAGTTAATGATGCATCAGAACCTGAAGCAACTAGTTTTTCTGTAACAAGCAAACCAATATCAAATGATACATTATGTGTGTATTTAGATAACACGATGGTCTTAGCTTTTGCCACAACCATATGTTTCTTGATATAGTAGATACCGTCTTCGATTGATACAATCGAACCGAAGCCCGTTGCAGAAGAAGCAGATACTGTGGCTGTCTTACCAGTTGCTGTTAGTGAAGCACTATTTGCAAAGACTGTGCCAGATGTATATTGCACCCAAACTGTAATAGCATCAGTACCAGTGGCCAGTTCGGCATGAATAACCTTTGCGGTGTTAGTGCCATCACTAAATTCAGTACCAACCAATTCTGCGACTGTTGAATTAGCAACGCCGGTCAAAGCAGCAGACAGTTTCACATAGTCAATTTTATTGTGTAAGTGTACTGCACCAGGAACAACAACTGAACCATCTTTAAACGTGTGATCTCCCAAAGAAGATACTTGATGTTGTAGAGTGGTTTGTAGTTGAGTTAACTCTCGTGCCTGAACCGCCTTACCGGGCCTGAATAATATTCTTTGATATTTTTCTTTGGGGCTTAGTCCATCCGCTCCAGCGGTTTCGAAGTCATCCCAATATGGTTCTACGTTAAATGAAATTGCCATGCTTGTTTCCTATTAAAATGCGATTACTAATCTTACTGTTTCAACTTGATCTGTGTTTCTACTTGTTGCTGTCTTATTCTCAATGAACATGATATCACCTGAATCATGATTAATTAGAGGGGCTATAACTGCTGAGCAATCTTCACCTGATATAGAAGTACCACTCTCACGAATAAAGTCAGAGGCGGTAAAATCAGTAAATCCAGTGGTTTCATTTTGCATATAGTATAAAGTACCTGCCGCCAGATATTCTACAACATAAGCCTTAGCGCCAGTTATAGTACCCTCGATCAATTGATCTACAGGGAATGTATTACCGGTAGTGACCGTAAGACTTTTACATGTATTATATGCGTTAGCTTCTGCAACCTGAGCAGCAGTACCCATACCAGCACCACCAGTTCCTACCGTAAGAGCTTTAAATATTTCACCAATACTTTCAGTTTTCATACCAGCGGCAACGTTGTTAGGTGATGTTGTATTACCTAACGTTAATACTTTGTAGAAGTTACCTACAACAAATGATCCGTGGTTGACTGCTTGGTTAGCTAACTCAATTGGATTCTTAATAAGTGATATTTGTCTAAAGTCATTAGAATCAGGGATGGTAGCTGACTCATCACCTGTAAATGCTTTGTTAATAGTCACATAGTGAGACCGAAGATCGTTAGTGGAGTCATAACCAAAACCACCTTGAGGACCAATAACAGGCCTTACTGCGCCAGTGGTAGATGATCCGCTTGTGCTTATAGTAACAGTAGCATGAGTGTAACCCGCACCAACCGCAACCATATTAACACCAGTGATAACACCCGTTGTGCCACCAGAAAGTACCGCTGTAGCTGTGGCTAATACAGAACCATCACCGACGACAGTCAATGTAGGGACAGATGTATAACCAACACCAGCAGTTGTGACCTTCATATTGTAGATCGCACCATCAACTGCATTGCTCTGTACACTCCATTGGTTTGTTAGAGCTGTGTCAGAACCTGCAACAGGGACTACTTTAATCCGTCTAACTGGCATGAAAGAAGATGTTAAGAACTTCGATACATCAACCGTGGGAACAGTAAACATATATTTCCATATGTAACCATCAGAACCAGTAACGTGAACGCCAGAGGTTTGTACACCAATGATGTCTGGGTTAGTTGAACTTGTTCCGCCACCAGCTTTGAGACACATATATACGTTGTTATTATCTGAGATAACAAAATACTTTTTGCTTTCAAGGTTTGTGTCTCGGTCATCATACTCTGCGTATGTTGTACCAGATACCCATAGGTTTCTTGGTGAACTGTGCACAATATCCGTGGCATCGATCTTCTTCATAGCAAACATGTTTTGCCATAAAGTGTTGTTAGTATTATCATTCTCATATGGAATATCTGGAGTAGTGTCATCTGCCCAGGCATTTGGTCTTCCCAACGCCATATAAAATTGGTTTTCTGAAAGACTAGTTACGAATTTGTTCGTAGTATCTAATCTAAATTTACTGGTTATAATTGCTGACATATTGTCTCCGTTATTATGATATTACGATCGGGATCGTACCTAATTGTATTCCTATGTTGTTATTTATACCATCCTGAATAGTATAATGACCAAATGCGCCGTTACCGCCCCACCAATTGAATTTATTATTCTCCCAGTGGTCCCACATGCCAACATCCCACTTACCATCAGTGTCAGCGCTTGATCCAGTCGCTGGTATTGACCAAGTCTTTTCTACATAACTTCCAATATCATTGAATGTAACTGGACCAATCTGCTTCTGCGGCAGGTTTATATTAAATAATCCAGCAGGGATCAACCAACCAGGTTGTAAGGTAGTATTACGTGAAGTTAATAACTTAATAAAGATTAAGATCTCACCGAAGAATATAAATCCTGCGGGGTGAACTAATCTGGTAAATGCATTCTTCCATTTAGATACGTTTGATCCAGTCTTAAGAACGTATGAAAACTTTTGCCAATAGTGTGAGTCTTGTATGTACTTCTTATCAGACAAGAAACCATTCGCTGTAGTAAACAATCCAGCAGGATACGTTTTAACCACATCACCATTCGATAATGGATTGGTGAATGTTAACTTGTACTTTGTTGTTGTGTCTGAATATACTGCTTCAGTGTAATCTGTACCTGAAACCTGATGTACATCATTGACAAAGACAACATCATCATCAAAGAATACAGCAACCAACTCATCACTTAGGCCAGCAACTAAGTTTGATGATGCTGTACCTGTTCCTAATCCTGTGGTTGCTGCGGTAAATGTATCACCTACCACATAGGTAACACCACTTGTTCCAGCGGCTGTATTCCATCTTGCTTGGCTAGTGCCAGTTAATACTGTTATTTTATATTTAAGTCCTACAACAAAGGAGCCAGCGGCAGTGGCAGCTATTGTAATTATGTTCCAAGGTGTATACTTAGATTGGTTGATTTTAATATCAGCCGATTGATCAGTCCAATCACCATCCGATGGATTTAATAGATCTGTATATGGAAAGTATGTCTCAACCTCATCGTCATAAATCATTCTAAAGAATGATGTGATAGATTCAGGTGTACCCCTACTTCTATAGAACTCAATTAAGTGCTTATAGAAGTTACGTGGGTCGGTGGCAAAATCTCGTGGTACGGCTATACCAATTTCATTCTGCAACTCGGTAAGTAAACTCTCTTCTACCTGATCAATATCCCTTTGAATATCAAGTGAGTTTAAATAAAACCCAGAGTTGTTTGATCGTTCTAAATAGAGGGCATATACCTTAATAAACTCAACAAGATCCGGATACGTAGAAGCTACGTGTTCCGGTATTAAGTCATTAACGTATGACGATATATTGTACTTACCTAAAGTTGCTGACATTAGCTGCTCACCGTTGTATAATCGATACCAGCGGTTGTGCCGCCAGTTGCCATAGTATCCACCTCACCAGTTATTTGAGCTGTTGAAGTATTGATAGTTAGTAGCACATTTCTCTTAGGTGCTACGTCAGTAGATGCAGGTTTAACCGTAACGTTAATTGTAGATAATCCAGTAGGTAATGCAGTAGGAGTAAAGCTATCTAGTGTGACCGCTCCAGTTTCCTCATTAACATTACCAACGTTTGTGTTGTATACCAATCCTGTGGTATCAACGATCTGAACAATTCGAGTATCACTTGAAGCATCATAGAAATCTTTCAACACACACCGTACACCACTGTATGTAAACACAGTTGATGTTACATAAGAGCCAGTAGATTTTGTGGTTGCATCCAAATCAGTTAATGCTTGGTTAAACTTAAGTTCGTATTTAGTATCTATTCCAAGCTTGGGCACAATCTTCTTAGTCATTTTAACACGAGTGATGTTAGATAGAATGGCAATGTTAGTATCATCGATCTTTCTAACAACGTTAGATGCTCTAAATACACCGCCGAAGGTTTTCAATGTTGCAGTATCATATGCCACAATAGTATTCCTCACTGAAGCAACCAAACCACTTGCTGTTACTGTAGCGAGGTTAGGGTTATACTTAAAGAAAACCTCAAGATCAATGTACGTATATTCAGGATCAACAAGAACTGGTGTAATAGATACAACGTTTTTAGGTTTAAGAATATTTGTTTTAATTGTTTCTTTTTGGGCAGTAGTAAGTACTTCGGCTGATAAAGGTTTAATACTTATATACACCTTGCCATAGTCTGGTACATCGTGATCTTCACCACCCCATACCGCAACAGCTTGAATATCAGCAAACTCATTCTTAAGGATGGTTTTATAATCATCAGGTGTTACTGCTCTGTTCTGAGATACATAAGCAAGAGGAGCATTGAACTTGATGGCCTCTTTAGTCTCTCTTGCAGCACCACCAGTAGCTTTAGTGACAAGGGTTACTGTTTCATCAGTGTTACCATTCAATGAATCTGTCATGGTGAACACGGTGGCACCATCTACATTTGTTCCAGATGGAATTGTAGAGTACTCAATCTTAACAGTGTTACCATTGCCAGGTCTCTTACCGATGATGTTATCACCAAACTTAACTTCGTAATAACCATCTCGTCCTTCCTCTAAGAAGAAGACTTCACTCGCTCCAGTCAAGTTAACAATGTTACTGTTTAATGTATAAACTTTAGAAGCAGAAGTAACCGCTGAATCGGTAACAGTAACTCTAATCGATTTAGTGTTTACATTTGCCTGTGGAATTATATATTGCTCATACACATTGTTTTGGTAAGTATATGTTATATTTGTTAGTATACCTTGCTCAAGTGAAACATTAGAGAAGTTCCAACCAGTGGATGGATTAAATGCAATCGTATCTGTTACACTTGAAAACATCGGGTATGTGATGCCGTCAATAGTCGTAGAGAACTTGGTTCCTCTTGGTAGACTCAAAGGCATTGGGTTATTAGATGCATCATGATTCCACAAAGGTGTTGCTGTGGTATCGTAATTCATGGCCATGTTTACAAAAGCAACTGAAGGTGCAATAGAACGTGGGGTGTATCCTAATAGTTTGGCATGGGATACTACTGAAGACCTGAGCTGTGCTGTGTCAAGGAAGGTCTCGTTCAAAGCAAAGTTTGCATTCATTGAGTTGATGTGGGTTATGTATGCCAGCACATCAATAATGGTTGACATTGCAGATCCATCATAGTTATAATCATTGAAGGTTGTATCTGTCGCCTTCATATAGCTAACTAAATTTGATTTAATCTGGTCAAAGTCTAATTCACTTGCTGAAATTCTGCGTTCGATTGCCATTATCGTAGTCTCTCTATTGTGGTAGTAATATCAATTATTTCATTAGTTGATTTGACCCTACCGGTTACTGTTATAAATACCTCATTGCTATCATGCATTGTCTGTATATTAGTGTTGAGTACTTCTATCCGTGGTTCATAATTCTTTAAAGCAGTATTAATAGAGGTAGACATATTTGCTGCTGTTATATGATTCATGTTCTCAAATAAATATGATCTTAGGTTTGCACCAAAGTCATAATTAAATGGGCGTTCACCATTATTTGTTCGTAAGATATTAAGGCAACTTTGAATTACCGCTGCATTGTTCTTCTTTATTCCGACGTCATTGGTATTAGGATTTTGCTTAAAAGTAAAATCTAAATCTTTGTACGTTGCTTCTCTTGCTATAGTTGCCATATATCTATTTATACCTCGTTATTCGGGAACTGGAACCGATACATCACTTTGTGATGTAGCATCAGCAGTAGTATCTGGTTGGGTGTGTACATGTGTATTAACATTAATAGCAGCACCATCAGTATTAGTTCTTAATACCTTAGTCACATCAACGTTGCCATTCAATGTAATCTTCTTACCGGCCTCAGTAGCTTTAAGTGTTATGTCTCCCATAGAGTCAGCACTTATATTACCACTAACCGAAGCAGTAAGGTTACCAGCCACAGCAACATCTACATGACCGCTAACAATAATTCTCACATTGCCATATACTTCTAATGTGTCATGACCTACAACTAATCTATAGTTGTCACGTACAATTCTTTCAACTCTTGAACCATTTGGTGATACTTCGTATTGAGTACCACTCTTATGTCTCTCTGTTATGCGTTCGTTGCCAGGAGTATCATCGTATTCTTTTACATGACCACTCTCAGTTTCCATAACATTATTATATGGATACTTAGGGGAGTATGTACTTACTTCTGGCTCGTATGTTCCTTTAGGTTCACCTGCATTAGGATCAGCTTCTTCTCTTACTCTTACATTATTATCTTGTACGCCGTCAGTCTTTGTTGGTAAAGTTCCCATCACCAAAAATTCTTGCATGGAATTATCTAAAAATATACCAGCAACCAATGTACCAACCAGTAGATTTGTTGATGAACCTACTCCACCTTTAGCTGGATTAGTTGATGGCATAAGAACCATATTCCATGCAAGGTCTTTAGTTTCGATGTTATCGTGTATACCATACACATTCACCTTAGCCCTACCAAGTTTCTCCGGGTCATTAATATCTTTTACTAATCCAAATTTTATATCATTCACGAGCTAATCCTAAATCTTGAGTGTACATATAATCTCCACCATCTATTGTAAAATTGTGTTGTATATGTTTGACTAAGTATTTTCCATCTTGTTTACTAGATGATTGATTACCACCCCCTAATGAAACGTTAATACACATTCCAGCACCTAGATTTGGTAATGCCACCATCTGGTTTACTTCCATGATTGTGTTGAATACCCGAAACTTATGATTCTGTATACTACTAACAGCAACATCACCACGAGAAGAGAATATACTCTTCACATTATTTGTATACAATTTATCACTAAGTTTGAATTTAGTTTTGGGAATCGACGTAGCTTCTTTAGTGATGTTGGCTTTACGCGTAGTCTCATCTAAGTTAATTGTGTTAACCGCTTCACCCCATACACCGTCTTCTAATTTCTGTATGAAATCCATATTGTATTCTTTCAATTCATACTTGTCAGCAGTACCTAAGGTAGCCCGTGCTCCCATCGTAGCCTGATTTATAACGGCTTGCTTAATACTCACTGGCTGGTTGTTCTCATCAACAAAAGAACTTTCTAACATATCACCAAGCGAAGTTAATCTACATGCATTGTTATCAAAAAATCTTTGATATAAAAACATTCCAGTTTTTTTAATATCATAAGCGTTATTTACAAGAGTGTATAAAGATTCTCTCGCAGCAATATTTGGTGCAATGTATCTACCTTTAGTGTCAGTTATAGTGTCAATATGTAAGACACTTTCTTCAGCACTAATATCTGTAAATATTTTATTAATTATTTGATCTGATCTTCCAGTGAATGTGTTGTTTATAGTTTCAGCAAAAACAGGAGTATATATGGATTTTAAATGGATAATATAATTTTTCTGTTGCTTAGCAATTTTCATATTGGAAATGCCATCCATATAAAACCCGCATCCGTATGTATTACCTAGATATTCAAAGGTAAAACTAACATCAGCCAACTCAGTGCCTATAAAGTTATCAAAGAAGTTAATACCATCTTTTATTGATATTGCACCTTTTAGCATTCCGAATACACTTTCGTATATAGTTACACCAGTAACCATTTTACTAATATCTATTTCACGGATTTCAATCTTTATATTATCTAAATTAAGCATTACTTGTTCATCGCTTTTATAAACTCTCTTGCTACATTCTTAATGTGTTCATTCTTTATAACTTTAATATTTCTGTTCTGTTCAGTGATCGCTGCTTCATAATCAAGCAAGCTATATGCAGTTGTTCCTGCAGTGCGGCGAGGTACCCAATCTCCAGTTGAATCATCTACGTGGTGATGTGGTGCATAAGCCTGCGACTTAATAAAATTACATGCAGCTGAATCTTCAGAATTGATACCAGTTATAGTCTCACCCGACACAGCAAATTTGCCGGTGGTTCTCTGCAATACAATATACCCTAAATTAAGATGGATCTCTTTAATAATACCAGTAGCACCTGATATAGAACCAGCAACAGTCTCACCTAAAAGAAATTTATTGTTTAAGTTATTATCAGCGGTAGGTGATATATCAGCGGCAAGGTACTGGTATTTGTTTACACAATACTCAACCAATTGCCCATGCTTCATAGGCCAATCATCCCAAATGTTTTTAATTTGAGGGTTAAGCAATAAGAATGTCCAATGGTATTGAGGTGAACCATACAGCCGTTGACTTAAATGATCTGGCCTTTCACCGTCTTGAATTTCTACTGTTTGATAAAATCCAGTGTTATTAATTAATGAATCAGATATTTGAGATTTGGCAGTTAGATTTTTCATTAAATCTAGGTTACCAGATCCATCTACATCTATCGCCACGTTTGTTATATTTTTAAAATACATATTAGTATCCCGCCTCTATGTCATCTACATACAATGGAACCATTTCTTTAAGTGTTATAGCCAATACAATTTCTACTGGAGAATTATTTTTTTTAAAGAATGAAGATACATTTGGGTTGTATGTAACGTTAACTGATTCAATGACACACGGCGGCAATTGAATCATATCCTTAGCTCCATGGAATGATGTAACAACGTGATCTGGAACTGTTATTGTTATTGGATTATTTCTTTTAGCATGAGCAGAGGATCTAAATAATTTAACAAGGCCTGCTGCTTGATTTGATTCTGACTCAGAATCCGGCAATATTGTCCAATTGAATGAAAAGCTTCTTAATGCAGTTGATTGGTATGCAATGAATTCATTAGGGTTTAAAAGCGCTCCAGTAGATCTTTGCATCTCAGCAGAAACAATATCGCCTAAACCGTAACCAACCAAAGCACCTACTATACCTTTACCAATTCCTTTACCAAGTGCAGCCGATCCTAAAGTGACAGCTTGCTTAGAAGCTGCTACTGCTTTATTGTTAAAAGCATTACCACCTCCTGTCAATAATTCATTTGCTCCAGCTGCAAACTGTCTAGTATCTTCATTATATATCATGGTGTCGTTTATAGAAATATCTGTCGGCATATACATTGCTATTGAGCCACTATAATTTCTCTTTACCGGCGTTGTTAATGATACTAACATCTCTTTAGCTTTTTGAGCCCCAGTCGATGCAGCACTACTGGCCATGGTTTTTAATTCATCCCCCGATGCCATTTGGTGCACGGATTGTAAAGCTTTACCTGATCCTAGGTATTCGGCCTTTGCTTGGGCAGTATCAATAGCAAGGCTTAAAGTATTTTGTAATTTATGTTCAGTTTGTTGAAACTTTTCATCTACCTTCATGAACTCAAACAGCACGAATGGTTCATTAGATGCAGTGGATAGTCTACCCATACGTCTAATTGCATACTCACTAGTTGAATGACTATTAAAATTTACAGTATCATCATTAGTGTCGTTGCCTACAGTGTCTGGGTATTTCCAATGTTGAGTTGGCGTTGAGCCTGTAGATTTAATATTAACTCCACCTATTTGCTGCATTCGTTGCGCGTCGTTCATAGACATATTTTGTTCCTTTACGTGTATAATACTTATTTATACGGTTTATATAAATACTTGTATGAAAAAAACATATTCAGGTAAGTGGAAGCCGAAGCATCCTGAGAAATATAATGGCGATGTTGATAAGATACATTATAGATCTCTTTGGGAAAGGAATGCATTTCGATATTTAGATGACGCGTCATGGGTCAAGTGGTGGCAAAGTGAGGAGACTGTTGTACCATACATATGCTCGACAGACCGTAAGCCTCACAGGTACTTTATCGATCTCACGATACGTACCAAGACTGGTCGAACGCTGGTGGTTGAGATAAAACCTCATGCCCAGACTCAACCCCCTAAACGTAAGCATCTTAATGAAGCATTAACGTTCATGAAGAATACTTCTAAGTGGGATTATGCTAGGAAGTATTGTGAAGCTAGAGGTTATGAGTTTCAAATATGGACCGAGCACGAGTTAGAGGCAATGGGCATACGAACTATGACCGTTGGATTCAAGTTGAAGAAGACTAAGACCGGAAAGAGAATATGGAAAACTCTAGGTAAGCGAAAGAAAAAGGTATAAATACAGTTATGAATAAACGTAATAGGAATATTTAGTGGCTAGTCTATTTGATAAATTAGAATCAGAAGCTTTCCGTAAGGGTATAACGACCCGTACTAAAGAAGCCGACGAATGGTTTCAAAAGAAAGTAAAGGCACTTGGAAAACAGGGTGCATCTATTCTTAACGATGATAGACTAAGATCACAGAAAGGTGCTCACTCAGGTGACATGGTGATGTACACATATGATCCTAAGGGCAAATCAACCTTACCATTCTATGATACATTCCCTTTAACTATTGTTGTTGGTCCTGCCAAGGATGGTTTCTATGGTATTAACTTACACTATTTGCCACCCAAAGTTCGTGCAATATTTCTTGACAAGTTAAATGACATAACAAACAATCAGAAGTTTAATGCAACAACTAGATTTAAGATTACGTACCAATTATTAAAAGCAACAAAGAACTATAAATACTTTAAACCGTGTTTCAAGCACTATCTCACTAAGGGTGTAACCTCAAATATAATGAAGGTTAATGCTGCTGAATGGAACATCGCAATATTTTTACAAACATCCTCATTCAAGAAAGCTGGTGAAGGCGCTGTTTGGGCTGATTCGAGGACTAAATACTAATGTCATTACCAGTAAGCATCGATACAATGAAGTCAACGATCAACCGTCGTGGTGGCGTAGCACGAGGAAACAGATTCGGCGTGTACGTTTCCCATCCTTCCAAAGGGATGAATAGCCTACTAAATTTTAATCCATCCACATTATTGAGCAATTTAATATCGGGCGATGGCGTTAACATTGGAGACTTTATACAAGATCCTAGGGATATGTTTTTGTTATGTCAGTCTTGTAGTTTTCCTGGCAAGAGAATCATGACCACCGAAGCTACACATAACCATCACAACACAAAGAAACCGTATTCAGCTGCGACTGATGAAGTCACTATGACATTCTTATTAACTAATGATTATTATATTAAGAAGTATTTTGACATGTGGCAAGAGATGATTATAGATACATCACACGAACATTATAAGACTTTCTATAAAAGTGATTATTCTAGTGATGTGACTATACAGCAATTATCACAAGGTAATGATATTATCCCAGGATACTCAATTAAATTAGAAAATGCGTACCCTATACAGGTTGGTGCAGTTGAGTTAGGTAATGGTTCAGATGGTTTAATGGAAATTTCCATCACATGGGAATACGATAATTTTAGGAACGTTGGTTTAGTAGATGGCTTCACAGATGTGTTGAGTCATATAACATCCATCGGTAAGGATACGTTTAGTACGATTAAGAATTTTTTATAAAATAATGGAGAGAAGTTGATATGTTGCCACTAATTGCAACCCCAAAGTATGATATGATTGTGCCTTCTACGGGCGAGAGTATTACATATAGACCATACGTGGTCAAAGAAGAGAAGATTTTATTAATAGCATTAGAGTCGCAAGATGATATAGCTATTGAAAGATCTGTTACAGATATTATTAAAGCTTGTATAGAGTCGCCAATCGACATTAATAAGTTGACTACATTTGATATCGAGTTTATGTTTATTAACTTGCGGAGTAAGTCTGTAGGTGAAGGCATTAGATTAAATATGAAATGTGACAGCGAGGATTGTGATGCTACAACCGAACAGAAGATTGATTTAGGTTTAGTAAGCGTAAGCAATTTAGAAGAGAAGGCTAACAACCATATTAAGCTCAATGCTGATATTAGTATTGATTTGCGCTGGATGTCTATGAATGATAAATTGACTAAAGCTCAAAGGACTACGCAAACAGATACTGTTATTAATTCTGTTGCTAAATCCATTGAAACGGTTTATAGTGGTGAAGATATATTTGCCGCTAAAGATGTTACTCATAAAGAACTTGTGTCATTTGTTGAAAGTTTAAATACTGATCAATTTGCCGAGATCATTAAATTTATGGAAGCAGCACCGGCATTAAGTTATACTATGAAATACAATTGTACATCGTGCGGGCACGAGAATACACGGGAGTTAAAGGGCTTAGCTGATTTTTTTACATAGGCCTTTCTCATGACAGCATTGCTAATCATTTAAAAATGAATTTTGCAATGATGCAGCATCATAATTATTCATTGAGTGATTTAGATAATATGCTACCATGGGAGAGGGAAATATACCTAGCCCTTTTACATGAACATATAGAAGAAGAAAACCGAAGACAGGAACAAGCTAATGGCTAATAAAACTCAAGAAGGATTACTGCAAGAAGTAGTAGGTCTGTTAAGAAAGCAGAATCAACTAAGTACGCGTGACAGACTCAGGGAATCTGAAGAAGCCAAACGGGCTGAAAAACTAGCAGTAAATTCTGACGAGTCTATCGGCATGCAGGGTGCTGCTATCGATGGTGCCACAGACTTTCAACGAAGGTTTTTGGCTGGCCAGGCTGGAGCGTTAACAACTGATTCTAGAAAGGATACTCCTAAAGGTCCTGTTCAAAGAGCTATTCTAAAGTCATCAGAAAGAATTGCAAATTATCTTGAGAACTCTAATGATATGGCTAAGGCCTGGAGAGCACAAGATCAACGTGATAAAGCTGAAGACAAACGTGAAAGACCACCTAGCCCATTAGTGGTGGCTGGTCGTGCTACTAGCAGTTATCTGAAGAAAGAGAAGGATGAAGGTTTTCTTGCAGACATGTGGGATAAAGCTAAATGGACCGTGTTCCTTGCTACAGCGGTTGCAACACTTGCTGCATATGAAGGAATGCATCTATGGCATACCAAAGCCCTTAAGGGTCTTAAGGTTGTAGGCAAATGGGCAGGTAGCTTCGGTGAACTTGGGGTATTAGCAACAGAGTTTAAAACCAAGGTACTCAAATGGTTTGGTTATGACAAGCATGGCAAACCTATTGAGAAGGTAAAGAACTTTAAAGCTGGAACAATTCTTAATATTGCTGGCCTCCAAACTATCATAGGTAATCAATTAGCGGCACTTAAAGCTAAAGCTTATAGGGCGGTTGGTTTAGGTGTGGATGGTAAGAAGCTTGGCAATACTTTTAAAGGATCACCTGGATCTATTAAGCCTGGTATGGCTGGTGGATTTGGATCAGGATTCTTTAAAACACTTACTGGCAAGATCGGTAGTATACTGTCGCCATTAATAAGGATTGGTTCTGCTATCACTGCATGGACATTAGGAACCTCTGGTAAAATGGTTACATCAGGTTTAAAATCTCTTGGTGGAACTCTAATGAAATTCCCAGGTGTTAAACTTATTGGTAAGTTACTATGGCCAGTTACTTTGTTGTTCTCTATCTTTGAAGGATTTAAAAAGGGTAGTGAAGAGGCTGAGAAGGAAAGCTCTACGTGGTATACTATATTAGGTGAAGGAACTGGTGGCGTGTTAGGTTACATCTTTGGTGGTTTGGCTGACTTAGTTAAGAACGGTGCTGTATGGTTAATCACTAAGGGTCTTGGTTTAAAGACAGATGAAAATGGAAAGATTTTAGGTGATGGCATGGGTAAAAAAGCTCTTAATGCAATAAAAGAGTTTAGCTTCATGGATTTGATTAGTGATATTGTCGCAGCGCCTTTCCACTTAATATCTAAGATCGTTGGATTTGTAGGTAAATTGTTTACTGATGCAGATTATCGTGCGGGTGTATGGGATTGGGTTAGTGAGTTAGAAAACCGGTTATCTCAGTGGATGAAAGGTCTTATGCCTAAATGGATGCGGGATGCATTCGGTATTGAATACGAAGATTTTGATGCCACTAGTTTGAATCAAAAGAGAGTTCAAAAATCGTATGGGGAAATGTTAAAAGAAAAGTACAAGTATACAAATCCAGTTACTGAAGCTCCATGGACTCATCCTAGAAACAAAAAGAGGTATATAGCCCAACAACAAGCACTATTTAATGATAGCCCTGATTTGCAGCAGCAATATAAATTTGATGCAGAGCAAAAAATATTACTTGCCGCTATAGCAAAACAAACATCAATAGAAAGGGCGCAAGCTCAATATAAACCTGGCGATAATATAACCCATATACAAGTCATTAATTATGAAGCTGGTGGATATGGTAATTATCTTAGAGAAGCTTTCGCCAGGTAATAAAAAGCCCTCACTAAGAGGGCTTTCTTTTCACTTCAATTAAGTCTTAGGCTTCAGCCGCTAACTTAGCAAAGTAACTCATCGTATCATCAGCAGCAACTGGTGTTGGTGATGGGATGGGGGTAGAGCTTGCGGCGAACGAAGGCTCTTCGCGAGTAATTTGAACAGCAGATTGTTCATAAGACTCTTCCTCTTGAGCCACATCACCACGAGTAACCAATTCCTCACCTAACACACGAGTCAACTTAAGATTAAGTTCACTATATGATTTAAAGGTATCTACATCAGTGAACTCTTTAAGAGAATATTCCTGGTCATACGCACGTTCCATTACTGAATCATCTGTGTTCAACACTTCTGCTGCACCAAAAGCTGAACGATCATAGTTACGGAAACCCGCCACTTGAGAGATCTTCATCTTAAAGTTAGCACCTTTCCATAAATCGAACGGATTCATAGGTGATTCATCTTGATACTTTGGTTGCATCGCATCTGTGATCTTCTCAAAGATCTTCGCACCGTATGTATATAACATTACCTTACCTTCGTTCTCACGATTCTCAGGGTCTGATACTACATAGATGTTTGACACATAATGTAAACGACGCTTGCGACGACGAGCTGTATCTTTATCTGCTTCAATGCCAGTATTCCATAGCTTTGAATTCATCTCAGAGACAGGGTCATCCTTGTTGATTGTAGTAAGAGATTTCTCTACATACCATTGTCCTGTTGGACCTTGGAAGAAGTGATCCCAATACTTAGCCCAAGGTAAGTCATCACCTTCGACTGTTGGTAGGAAACGAATAACAGCATAGCCGTTACCTGCTTTGTCCACCGTTGGTTTCCACATGCGGTCATCGCCGAATGATTTCTTTTCGTTAGTGCTTGAAGCTGCACCTACCAATGAACTCATGTCACTAGCTTTAGCTTTTAAGTCTGCAAAAGACATATTTTATTCTCCATTAAGAATTAGTATAAATTTATATTTACTTTGTATCTTGTGTACATTATATCATAGTTTTGATACTTGTACACACCTTATTTGAAAATATCTAAAACAATATTTTTCATTTTATTGTCATCAACCTTAAGGAACGATTGAAACTTAGATATCTTTTTGAACAAGTCTGGCCACAATATAGTATCTGTAACCTCTTTGTTCGCCCTTGTAATAAACCCAGTCAAGCGGTTTACTATGCATAGTGTCTCGAAAGACACCACTCCCTCAAGATGAAGCTGGACTATTCTTGGATACGTATCTTCTACGCTCAAGAGTTCGTCAAACTTTACATCCGAAATCTCTTCTAACTCATTACGAAACACATAAGACATACTATCTATCTTCTTTATAAAGGCTGTGTATGTGTCTTCGTCTCTAATCATATCACTACTATACTTGTTACCAGCAACTTGATGTGCGGCAAAGTACATGGTGATATCATCACGGGTTTTAAATCGTTTACCTATCTTAGACAGCTGGAATTTATCAGGCCGTTTCCAGTAAGTCTTCTCACTCACATTTGTTTTAAAATTATACTTAAAACAATCGTAAGCTCCGTTGAAATGCAAATTAACTGCATTGTGAAATTGAAATGCCTCATATCCAGTCATCCTCATATCGGCAACATGTATGTAGGATTACCACCTACTAACAAATTAAGTTTCTTTGCTTCGAACTCAACGTGCTCTATGATCTCTTTTGAGATCAGCTTCTTGCTGTCCCTCAGGTCAATCTCATTACTCTCACACACAGTAATAATAGCATCCATATAGTTAGTGTCTTTATGGGTTCGTACGAAGGTCTCAACTAAACCTGAAAATGATTTCTTATTAATGTCTTCCATAGTATCCTCTCATAATGTAATTTATATGTACTATTATAACATAGTATGCGGTGATTGTACACACTTATCCTTTATATATTTTCAATATGTGTGTTTCAAATGCTTCTACCTTGTCAACTCTGTTAGGCCATTTAATATATTCCCGTTCAGGGTTGGACTTGAGGTTGTTAAGTAGTGGTATGATTGCGTTATATAACTTGTCTAACTTATCCTGTGTTGTTGCACTGGATGCTGTGGCTGTTACTAACTCTTGTGAGACATCTAAGTCTGATTCATCAACGAGTGTAAAGCCAAAATCGAATTCTGCCATAGGGTTAACCTAGTAATAGTTTAATGCCCAATGCCCAGTTCTCTGCTGCATCCTCAACATAGCCTAAAGCTTTGTGGGGATAATCTTCTTGTGCGAGACTGTAACCTTGAGGGTCTGAAAATGTGATTGAGTAGAAACCTTGATCTCCGTTAGTAACTCGAAAGATCTGTGCACAACTGCCATCTGGCTTGTAGTGTTCACTCAATAGTCTTCTGTTATTCATGATAAACTCCAATATAAAAATAGGGGATCCGAAGACCCCCTATAAGTTTAGAACTTTAGACTAGCCTTAAGACTAGCAACACCTGCGGTGCTACCAGTTTGAGCCCATTCTGCAGTCCAGATTCCACGTGTTAAACTAACTTCTTTGGTATTATCAGTACCCATGGTTAATTTAACAACGCCTAACCCCACAAGATCTTTAGATACAGAACCTTCACTTGCTGAAGTTCCATCCGAGTCTCTATCGTGATTAGCGCTTAGTGTTAAACCAGCGATGGTGGTCGATAACGTTGTATCGATATTAGATCCAGCAGCAACCTTATTATACACTACAACAGTTTTTAGACCGCCTAAAGTATATGATGCTGTTGTCTCTCTAGTACTTGACGTCACGTCGGTCATTGCTAGCGAAACGCCACCAATCACACCAGATACATCGGCACTAGTTGCTCCACCTGACACTTGATTTAAACCAAGTTTTAGTCCACCGGCTTGCATTGTAACACCTAGAACAATTTGATCTGGATCATCACCAGATTTGTCACCTAACGTAAACGTTAAAGGACCACTTGTTGTTGTTACATATAAGTCATCTACTGTGAAGTCTTTATCTAGAATCATCGTTACCGTTGAATTACCAGAAGTTCCTACCATAGTAGTTGTTATATCTTGAGTATACGCACCATGAGAATCCAGTGTTCCTTCGTATAAACCTGAGATATTAATATCAGCAAATGCTGAAGCCGATACTGCCATAGCCGCCGTTACGACTAATAGTTTCTTAAACATGTTTTTCCTTTTAGTTAAATAAAAAATTATATCTTTTTTAAAGTAGGTGATAATTTAACTACTCCGAGATACTTATATACTTTCTATATAGTATCTCTTCCATCTCGTAAGCCTCATTTTCATCAAGCTCGCGATTCTCGTGTAATTGCTGGACGTGGACCATTTCATGGCACATCGTTATTATAACCTCCTTAATACTTAAGTTACAATCAATCTCGATATCGTATTCATCGTCTTCAGCTGAATCAATTGTCCAACCTTTAACGCTGTCCTCTCTTAGATCTTCTACTGATATAGATACTAGGATCTCTTCAGGAATATCTAACTCCTTCTTACAGAACGACACAATGTCTTCTAACAATGCCATACGATACCTCTATTATTCACCACACATTCCAACAATTTTATTTATACAAAAGCGCCATTTGTCGCTTCATTCATTTTACTTATAAATGCTAGGTTGTCTTTGTACCGCGTAGCAACACTTTCGTTGTTAGCGTACGAATCACCATAGCCTGATAGATAATCTTCGTATTGATTTTCTGCATCGGTATTGCCTATACATGACGCAGGTAAATCCTGAGGATTCTCACACATGTTATTTGCTGTCCAACCTGCCACATAAAATCGTGACTTAGATCTTAAGTGAGAGATTTCTTCTGCACTGTTCTTAGTTAATCTGCTCATAGTTCTTCCTCAGGGCGGAATGCCTTAATAGCAATCGCGATACCACTATAGTGTCCATCAATCATTGCTGTGACATTTAGTGCTACAACACCTGCTGCCAATAACAATGCTTCAGACAGTGAGTAATCACCATGAGATGATACTGCGTATACAAGCATGAATGTGAGTGCGGCTGATGCCACTGTCATTAATCGACCTGTCGTTTTGTTGTTCATTACATTTCTCCTGTAATTATTTCATAAATTTCTTTCCACTTGGTGACACGATCACATTCATAGTTGGTGGTTTTATTCCAAGCATGGTTAATAAGAATTCCTCTTAAACCCACTAGGTTACCCATCTGAATGTTCGCTGCCTTATCTTCAATCCACCAGCATTCGGTACCTTCCCACTCTTTAAGTGCGTCGGTCTTGTCTTCACCCGTACCAAGTATAGTGAAGCCATCAAAAACATCACCGAACACATTTTTTAAATTCTCTTTACGATAATCTTGGGCAAGATGGTCGTTAGTCTGCGAAGTGATTACATGGAATAGATAGCCATGCTCTTCATACAATTTACGTACATACTTAATAGAATCACGTAAAGGGGACAGAGTTTTCATGTATTTAGATGTGTTAAATCTGTTAACAAACTTTGATCCGACATGCTTTTCAACACCGATAGCTTTAGAGATATCGTAATAGTCGTGGATCTTTTCATAACCCTCAGTAGCCTTTAGCCACTTGAAGAAATGGTATTCCCAATCTAATAGAACACCATCGCAATCCGTTAAGATTACTTTTTCATTAAGCTGTCGCATACACACTCCTTCGAGCTGCTGCTTCGTCGTACTTGTCCATGTTGTCCCATGCTTCTTGAGTAAACTCAGCGTAGGTACAACCAAAACCTTTTTCTAAATCAGGAAGTTTCATTGTGTCCGGATCTAAGAAAGGGTGGAACCCTGTGGCATCAAGCCATAGTTGTACAGAACGAAGACGAATGCCGTCTAGTTGATCAGTGGTCTTACGCTTGCTTGCTTTCATCCAACTCATAATAATAATCCCCATATAAAAATATTCAAAATAACTAATGCAATCACGACGTAGTCCATCGTGCTCATGAATCGTCACCAGTTACAAGCTCAGACAAAGTAGGAGTGCTAACAAAGTAGCCACCACTCGGTTTTGCCATAGCATCAGCTGCAGACTCAGGAGCCAGTACAGTGATCTTACCGCCATTGTCTAAGAAGTCTTGAACTTCTTTAGAGTTAGGCTTAGACGTAAATTCAAACTCTTTACCAAACTCGCTCATTACACTGCCTCCATACGAGAGAACGGAACGGTCCAATTAGCATTGTCTTTTTCAACAAAGCAAACTGCCTTGGTACGATTAATCTTGGTGACCACACCAAGCAACTTGCCGAACTTAACTTTTTGTCCAACAGTGAAACCTGTTTTAGCTTTCATGTTTAACATAGAGCGACAGTCTTTAAAGTGCTCCACTAGTTCAGATAGTTGGGCTTGATCTAGATCAAACATTAGAGTCTTAACTTGATTCATTGATTTAACGTTTTTCATATTGTTTCCTTATTCATTAGTATATAGGTATTATATCATAGCTGGCCCATAGAGTACACAACTATATTCACTTTTCTTATATCAGTTTGTTATATGCTTATTCAATTTGATATAGGTATATTATATCATGAATCGCGAGGCAAGTGTGACTATTTAACACAGAAATAGTGTGTCTATTATAAGACACCTTATAGGGGTTGCTGTGGCTATATATGTGGCTAATGATCCTTATAAGGACTCTTAGTAATCAGCGATAGCTTCAACAAGCTGCTTGTCCCAATTGTCACGGTGCTCTATAAACACCTGAGCTGGAGCATCATCCACTGAGATAATTGTTACTAGTTGAGTGATAGGTTGTCCAGTACGTTCCTCCCATGCAATAGCATAAAAGCATTCTTGCATAAAGTACTGGTGGATCCAACTCTTCTTCTTTGTCTTCTTAGAAGTCTTATAGTCAATGATACTTAACACACCATCGAACTCAGCCACACAGTCAACACGTCCAGCCACACCTAAGTGATCTGAATACAATGGTAACTCTTGACCATACACAACACCAATTCGTGTGTCTAGTATCTCTTTGATCCTATTGAAGTCATGCAGGATGTTAGGCATTGCACCTTTAGCATAGTGTGGATCATTATTAACATACTTTTCACACATCTCATGAACCGCTGTGCCACGACCTGCAGCCTTTCTAGAGATCTTATTTGCTTCCTCATGTCCAACACGGTCACGCCATGCCATGATAGCGGCCTTGCTTAACTTGCCAAGGACTGTTGTAATGGAAGGATAGCTGCCTTTAGGGGTGGCATACTTCCTACCACTCTCTTCAGTTACAGCAACAAGATCTTTATAACCTAGATCAATCGGTTCATGTATAAACATTATATAATTCCCTATGGATTCATTAGGCTTTTTCTACCAGCCGCTTTATGAATCTGTTTCATTCTATCTTTAAAACCATCGCTTGTTTTTGAATGAACATCACCAAACTCTGATATGATTTTCGTAGCAGTTAGTACCTGTTGGCAATCATGCTCTTTGTAATACTCATCAAGTTTAGTGTAGGACATAACTCCATCCCACTCTTCACCAGTCTTATTACTTTTAAATGTATATAACGGCATTACTCTTCTCCTCTAAGCTTTGGTATTAACATTGTTTCCTTTCTTATCAGTCTTACCATCTTTCTTAACCATAGTGAACCACCAATCCCTTAACCACTCCGCTTTGATAGGATGGTGTTCAGGGTTAGGCAGTTCTTTCTTAAAGTATTTCATAAACTCTTTAAGTTCTTTGTCATCTTTAAAGTTAAACTGTGTCAAAATTCATCCGCACAATCAATAAGCATTTTCATTCTATGCTCTATTAGGTATGGAAGAATGTTAGCACGAGGAGGATATACGTAATCCTCATAGTCATTGATCGCTTGATGTGTTATATGTTCAGGGATTCTATCCAAGTCAATCATCTCACGGTTACGCATGTAATTCCTAAACACTTCCGTAGGCATAACCTCTTTAAGATTAGCTCTATTCTCCCACCACTCTGCCAACTTCTTTTTGGTCATAGGGGTTTGCCTAACATGGTTAACAAGACAATCATCAGGAGACAATACGTTAGGAACACCATCACTTGAATCACCCTTAAGGATATGTTCAAAGATGTACTTAACAGGGTTATCATCCTTAATCGCTTTATTAAACATAGGGGACCACTGAATAACGTGACCATACTTTTGTAGTTGAATAAAGTCTTTGTCAGCTGAAACAATAACAACATCTTCACCAAGAAGAGGCATAGACTTCTCGATAGTTAATGCACCAATGATATCGTCAGCCTCAGCCTTATCAATCTTGATAACTGCATAAGGGAAGTTAGCACGAATATCATCTAAGGTAGATTCAATTAGATTGAAGATCATTGTCCAATCATGTTTGTCCTTAGCACGAGTTGTCTTACGGTTAGCCTTGTACTCAGGATACACATCCTTACGCCAAGAGTAACTGTCACAAGCTATTACTAACTTGTCATATTTTGTTGCAGGGTATTTTTTCCTGTACATACGAAGGTTGTTTAGGATAACATGTTTGACCAAATTCTCACTTAACTCTTCACCATTGCTTAACTGTCCCATGATGGAACTAATTGCTAAGCCATTAAAATCTACTAAAACCATTATATATCCTTTATTTTATACATAGTATATTATATCATAGTTTGTTTGGTTTGTACATACTTTTCAGATAAGTTTTTTACAGAACCTATACCAATCTTTATAGCAATGATACCATTATAGTTCTCAGGGTTCAATAAAACCTCCTCATCGAACTGTATCTTAGCTTCCATATAGTTGGTATCACCACGTGTTAGGCACAGACATATGATCTCACGCTTGAACTTATCTTCACCTAACTCTTCTATGTCTGCCGTGAGGCGATTTGAAGAGCCCCAGTAGTCTTTCCAGTCAGTCTCTTTAATAACCTTACGTTTTCTTTTGAACCCCATTAAAGGTTTAAGCTTGCGTACAGTCTTAAAGTACTTACGGCCTATGTAGTCGTGACCATTTGATAGATTGGTAATGCGATAAATAAAACCGTAAAAATCCCCAATATCATCAGTAGTGAATTCTCTTCCATTATACGTCCAGGGATTCATTCATCATCCGCCTCATATCCGCCACGCTCTGCTAAATCAATATCACTGCCACAAAATGGGCAGTACGGGGTTTCAACTCCTAACACTTCGGCATCAACTTCGAGGCCGTCATCTTCATTAATGAAGACGTCATAATCATTACTATTGCATTCAACACATATCATAAACTTAGCTCTCCTAGTGCCCAGTGTGTGACCATATCATCATAGCCACCTATGTATTTATCCCCTTGGTAGATCTGTGGGAACGACCTTGTTCCTGGTGGTACTGCTTCAAAGAACTGTTCAGGGGTCCAGTCTGGTCCCTCAACGTTACGTTCTTCATACTCATATCCTTTCTCATCCAACAACGCCTTTGCTCTTGTACAATAGGCACAGTTGTTCTTACTCCAAACTGTAAACTTTTTCATAAACTCATCCCTGCAAATGTTGTTTCAGTAACATCTTGCTTAGTGCCACCAACGACATAAGATGTTATCTCGGTTTCTTGTGGAGCTACTTGAACCGCCCCGCCACTAATCCATTTCTCTGTCCATGGTAGTGGGTTGTGTTGATGTGTAGTGAATGGCACGGTGTAGTTCAAAGACTTAATTCTCTTCGCTCCAATCCAACGCACATATTCTTTTAGAAGTTCAGCATTCAATCCAATCATTGAACCATTACCGAATAGATAGTCACACCATTCTTCTTCTTGTTGCAATGCTTCTTCAAACAAATCCTGAACTTCGTCGTTTGTTTCTTCTTTGATCTTAACGAAATCCTTATCCTCTTTGATTAGGGTTCGTATAATGTTTAGGCTTGCTGCAAGGTGAGTGTTCTCATCTCTAGCTATCAGCTTAATGATCTTAGCGTTGCCCTCCATCTGCTTTAACTCAGCGAATGCCCACGAGCATGCAAAGCTTACGTAGAACCTAATACCTTCAAGGATGTAAATACTTACAAGACAAAGATAGAGTAGCTTCTTGTGCTCGTAATCGCCATAGGATCCTTTGTAATTGATTAGGTTGTCGTAGTGTTCTGATATGGCGGTGCCACATTCGCTGATTTCAGGTATTGAGGTGATCTCATCAAAGATCTTAGAAGGGTTCGCGTATACGTTGCGTATTACGTGGGTATATGACCGTGAGTGGATGGTTTCGAAGAAAGCCCATGTCTCAATCAATAATTCTAATTCAGGATTGGATGCAAGAGGCAACAATGCTAAGTCAGGACTTCTGCCCTGCACTGAGTCTAATAAGATTTGTCTCTTAAGATTACTTGTAAAGATATGCTGTTCGTTTGACGTGAGCTTATTAAAGTCAAGCTTGTCCTTTGTAACATCGATCTCATCAGGGGTCCAATAGAACGATAACATCTTCTCATATAGTTTCTGCAAGGGTGGATATTTAACCATATCATACCGTGCAATGTCAACACCCTCATCGAAGAATAAATCTTTCTCCATGTGGCCTTTGGTGTTAATTTTAAATACTGATTTTTTCATACGGTATACCAAGTTGGTACGACTGTTTTCCATGCTGCTATATGCTGCTTATACTTCATATAGTAATTTCTATAGGCAGTAATGCTATCGATATCTTTGACATCTTCTGGCATGGCTTGGGTCGGTTGTGTAAACGGCTTATCACCACAATTACGTGGTGGGTTCTTTAATACTTCTTTGAGTTTTACATACGACATATGATCTTTACCATAGCGTATAACAAATTCATTATGTAAGTGGCACCACATCTCATAGAGGAATGCGTAATTATTTATACTTTCTCGAAGCCATACATTAGACGGATGATTAACATGTGAAGCTTTATATAAATTATCTTCTTCATGTCTCCATCGTTTAATCTTACTGCCTATTTTGTTTCTATCCATGTATGGATCACCGTCAAGAACACGGTGTGCTGTAGACATGAGCTGTGCGTATTCCACAAGCATCTTGCTACAATGTTTATCGAGGTGCATTTCTGCGCTGGTTTTTGGATTGCTATCTAGATAAAATATATTCATAGTGTATATTATAACATAGTTTGTCTCAATTATACATAACTATACTGTAAATGATTCTCCACAGCCACATCTTGCTTTTTCTTTCGGGTTATAAAATTCAAATCCTTCATTTAGTCCTTGTGTTACATAGTCTATCTCACAACCATCAACATACGCTATTGATTTAGGATCAACAACAATGCTCACTCCCCTTTGAGAGTAATCTAAATCTTCAGGTTGGATTGTATCTGCAAATTCTAAATGATATGCAAGGCCGGAACAGCCGGTGGTCCGCACTAATACTCTTAGCTTGCGACCTGCCACTAATACCGTTAATTTTTCTACTGCTTTTTCTGTAAGTGTAATCATAGTATTATATATCTGTTTAATAATGTCCGGGGTATTGGGTTATAAGGAACCCCGGAGAAACCTCAACTAACTGTCTAAGCAGCTAGTGCATAATCGCTATAATTGTCGATTAAATTTTTTCATGTTATAGTCTTTGTTGACTAACGAGTCTTGGGCGGTTCTTCTACCAATCGAAACCTTGTCTCCCCCATCAAAAGCACACCCCGCGGAGTCTTCTGAGTCAAATATCTGCAAACTGTTACTTCGCCTTACAGATGTGCTTTTGGTGGAGGAGGGGGGAATCGAACCCCCGTCTTGACAGCCCCTACCTAGACCTTTACGTCGTTGTATACTAACTTCAATCTAATGAATGTTACGCATCACTTGAAAGTAATTTCCATAATACTGCTACAGAAATTAATCCTACCAAACCAGCATCACCGAGTTGTTGAATAATACCGATAACTGTACCGATGATATCGCCACCTAAGAAAGGCACCGCTCCACCAAATACCACCTGCATTATAATCGCTAAGCTAATAAGCGACCAGCCTACTACGATAGCTCCGTTAACGCCGTTTGTAATTTTATCTAACATATATTCTCCTACATTTATTTAAAAATAGTTTAGCCTCAGTTCGGAGGTACATCATCCTCAAGCTCTTCATTTATTTTATCATTATGCTTGAGGAAAATTGGTAAAAAGAAATTGCCTAACACCACTATTGCTAGTATCGTTAACATAAACCCAATTACTGCTGCTTCTAAGAATTCTATCATTTATTTATATCCTGCGTGTTTCTGAACAAGATACTATTATATCATAATTTGTATGGCTTGTACATCTTTTTTTGAAAATAGTTTTAAAGAACACAAGACTCACAATAGTCATCGTATTCTTTATCACTCTTAAAGTCTTTACGTTCTGGATCCATTGTGGATTCATCTTCGCTTGCTAAGTCATTTGTATTAAAATAATATAGCTGCTTACCACCATACTTATAGAAGGTTATTAAGTCCTTCATCATCTCTGACATAGGGACTTTGTTATCTTCGTACTGGGCAGGGTTATAACTTGTGTTAACAGATATCCCTTGGTCAACATACTTCTGTAGAACAGCCATGATCTTCAAGTAACCATCCGGTCCTTTCTGATCCCATAGTAAATCGTACTTGTTTTTAAGGCTGTGAATCTGTGGAACAACCTGTGCCATGACTCCATCCTTAGATTGCTTGTAAGATACTAGGGCACGCGGTGGTTCTATGCCATTTGTTGAATTACTGATCTGTGCAGACGTTTCTGCGGGCATAATGGCCATTAACGTGGAATTTCTGATCCCGTGGTCCAAAAGCTCGCGCCTGAGTGCCGACCATGGCATTCTTTCGACGGACTTGACTAATTCATTGACCTCAGGCTTGTAGGTGTCTAAGGGTAGTATACCATGGCCGTACTTAGTTTCGCTGTTTTTAGGACATTTACCTTGCTCTTTTGCTAGATTTACGCTAGCTTTGATCAAATAGTAGCTCCAAGCCTCTGCATACTCATCCACAGTAGCTAAAGCACCTTCATCATACTTCAAACCACGCTTGGCAAGGAAGTATGCGAAGTTAATGATGCCTACACCTAACGGTCGACGGTTCATTGTTGAACGTTGAGCTGCAAGAACAGGATAGTCTTGGTAATCTAATAGGGCATCTAGTGCACGTACAGATAATTCACAGTACTTCTCGAAGTCCTTAGGATCATTGATCAATCCCCAATTGATTGCACTCAATGTACATAGACTGATCTCACCTTTGTCAGCATCGTCATAAGAGTCTAAGCCATAACTTGGCAAGTTGATCTCACAACAGAGGTTGGACTGGTGGATAGGTGCTTCCTTCTCAATGAATGATCCATGAGTATTTGCATGGTCCACATTCTGTAGGTATATACGGCCTGTCTCTTTACGTTCCGTTAGGAATTGGGAGAAGACCTCAACTGCTGGTAATGTCTTCTTACGAATCTTACGGATCTTCTCGTATTTTTCATATAAGGTTTGGAATAGATCTTGGTCCTCAAAAAATGCATCATATAATCCAGGGACATCGTTAGGACTAAAAAATGTAATGTTTCCACCGGTTAACAGCCTCTCATACATAAGCTTGTTAAATTGGAATGCATAGTCCATATTACGTACGCGTGTTTCATCTGTGCCTCTGTTGTTTTTAAGTACCACTAGATCTTCGAATTCGTAATGCCACACAGGAAGATATACTGTTGCTGCTCCACCTCGTACTCCGCCTTGCGAACAAGACTTGACGGATGCTTGGAATAATTTTAAGAATGGTATAAGTCCAGTGTGTACCACTGATCCATCACCGATATGTGACCCTGCCGCTCTGATCTTACCAGCGTTAATACCTAATCCAGCTTTCTTACTAATGTATTTAACAATAGAGGTTGACGTTGCATTGATAGAGTCTAATGAGTCATTTGTTTCCAGCACAACGCACGACGAAAATTGACGTGTAGGAGTACGTACTCCAGCCATAATAGGTGTTGGCAAAGAAATATAGAATTGGCTGATGGCATTGTAGAAGTCCTTGACATGCGTCATGCGCTTGCCGTTGTACTTAGCAAACAAGGTCATGGCAATCATCACATACAACACCTGAGGTGTTTCGTATATAATACCTGTTGATCTGTTCTGTACAAGATACTTAGAACGCATCTGTTCCATGCCAGCATAGGTGAAATCATCATCACGACGGTGATCAAGTATGTGGTTGTTTATATAATCAATATCAGATTCAGTGTACTTGTTTAGAATGTCTTTGTCATATACACCAGCTTCGATGTTGTGATCAATGATATCTTGCAAGTGCCACGGGTCTTTATCACCATAGACAGCTTTCTTCAACTTATAATTAATAAGCCTTGCTGCTACGGTTTGATAGTTGGGGGTGGACTCAGTGATTAACTCAGCCGAGGATTTGATTAGAAGATCATGGATTGATGTGGATTGCATTGCATCATACAATTGAACGTTAGCACGCATTTCTATTTCAGAAATACTAACCCCAATTAAGTTATCGCAAGCCCATTCAAGTACTTGATGGATCTTATTAATATTGAACGGCTCAGTTTTACCACTGCGCTTGGTTACGAAAATTGAGGTCATGTCACTCCAGATTAATTTAAAATTGTAGGTATATTATATCACGCTAAGCGTGTATGTACACAGTTACAAGATATTATTAATAGATATAAAAATATTTTCTTGTGTTTTATATATAGGAACGCCAGCGAAGTATCCCACTGGGTCTATAGATTCTAAATTCACAATGGAACCTTTGTTGCTTTCCAGCAAGGTGTGATTTAGCATATGAAGACCTGTAGTAAGGTCCTTGTACTCTTCGTTTAGGTCGAGAGCGGTGTTGTGTCCTAAGTCTTCTAACACTTTGAGGATATCTTCTTCTGCCATACCGGTCTCTTCCTTTAGAAGGTAGAGTGCCGCAGCATACGAAGCAATTTTAGATTTACCGAATGGTACTTTCTCTAGAATCCTTTTGATATTAAAGACCAGCTTATGAAAAACAGTATAAGCTTTCTTTTGATCCGGAGTTTGATCCTTACTCTTAACAAGCAACTTACCTTTGTCGTCAATTACACCTTCTTCAAATGCTTCGGTGTCTTTCCACTGTGTGGTAAGTAGGCGTACAAACTTATATGTAATGAATAAGTCTACCGCACTCTCTTTTAAGTATTGGCTCTGGCTCATATTTTCCTTAATACATCTATAATCGTTGGGTCCAATGGAACCTCAACATAATCTTGTTCCGGTAAATAGTTTAAATATACCAAAAATGTTTTTACTATACCTAGTAACGACTTGTCAGTCTTAGACATAAGGATCTCAGCACAAATGCCAGGACCCAATACATTACCTAGTATGATAATATGATTTAGTATTAACCGCTCCTTCAAATCGTCGTCACGGTAATACCTATTGACTAGTCGGTTGATATATTTAAACCTGGATATATCTTCCTTAAAGTCTTCAGTGGTTGCCCACTTGTCTTTTTGATAGTGCTTCGCAGCATATAGTTCGAAGTTGTTTTTATTCAGTCTCATAATATATCTATCCTAGTAAAGGGGGTATTACTTTTTCTTAGACCAAACTTTCTTCTTCTTTGCTGGTTTCTCTACTACCACTTCTTCTACAACTTCATCAATCTCTTCCTTAGTCATGTAGTCAACTTCATGAATGGTATCAACTGGATATTTCGGAGCTTCTTCTTTTACTCCGTTCCATGCATCCATAAACGCTTTGCTGTGGATATAGAAGGTATTGTCGTTAGCTACTAACATTACACCGTCTTTGCTCTTAATTCCACTGGGTGTTGCAACGCTATCTGCTAATGCACCTGTTTTTCTTAATGCCATTGTACTTCTCCTTATGTAGTTTTTATGTCTGACAACCAGAAAGTTTTAAATGTCTCTGATTCTTTCAATTTTACTTTAACGTGATTACTTCCTAATGTATCTATAACACCTGCTTGACCATCAGTCGTAACAACACTATCATTCACACTAAATAGTTTACCCGCCACATACTTCTCACGAAGCTTGGACGAACTCTTTAATTTGATATCTTGTCTAAAAGATTTCTCTTCTTTTAAACCCATTCCCGAACGGACTGCATTCATTAGTCCTTCCGAGTCTTTGAATCTCTTTGGTAGGCCGGAACTGAATGCAATTAGATCATTCTTACCTGCCGCAGCTCTCATCTTAGAGGCTGACATACCTTCAGCACCATCAGCATCTGGATCTCTCTCGCCAGCACTAATGATTTTAATAGAGGTAAAGTCATAGAAACCATGTCTACCCTTCACACCATTATACTTATCCACCAGCTTTTCAAACTCTTGTATTCTATCTGATCCAACAAATAACTCTAGGTTTTTAAACCCATCATTATGTGCTATAACCAATGCATCAAATATAGTCTTAACGTTCTTATCCATTAGGATGTGACGTGCATGCGATGGGAATACCTTACGCATAAACTTTACTTTAGTCTTCCAATCCAATGGATTCTTTTTGTTGTCCTGTGACTGTGTTGCATACACCCGGTGTTCGCCAGAACCTTTAGACATACTTATGTCCAAGAGCTTTTCATGGCCTATAGTCGGAGGGTTAAACCGGCCGAAGTTAATCGTGACAGTTTCTGCCGCGGCCTCCTCGAGATAGTGTTCTTTAAAGGTATGCAATGTGATCATCGTGATTCGGACTCCCATCCTTTAATAATGTCTTTGCTAAAGTTGTTGAAGCTAAATTCCATACGGTCAACAATCTTAACTGCACCATTAGTTAGGTGGTCTATGGCAACGTAGCCTTCAGCTCCTGTCACTCTAAAACCGTCTTTAGTCTTTACAAATGTATTTATACTATCCATACTGTCTAGGTGTGCCAACAACTTCTTCTTGGCTAGTACCAATTCATTCTGCATATCGAACATTGTTACTAGTCCAGCCTTATTAGCAGGAGAGAAGAATTCTAAGGCTTCTACTTTAGCGGCAGTCTTCCTGTCCTTACCCTTCTGGCTCTTCAATTTCTCTATTTCTTTATCATATCGTGCATGAATCCATGTTATAAGTTCTTCAACATGTTTTGATGTATTGCTGATTTCAAGCTGGGCTCGTACCTTAGTATTACGGAAGGTATTAATGAAGAGGTTAATGTCTTTGTTTGTAGATACTTCAGAGAGGGTGGATGAACTGATCTTTTGGAAGTGCTTACCAGCATTAGAAATATGCTTGGTGATTTCAGCTGTTTCTTTCTTAGATAATGTGGCTAGGCCAGATACGTCAGGGAAGTTAGCAGACTTTTGCCATACAGTTTTGACCTTCTTAAACGCAGCAACAGACACACCAAAGGATGCACTCATCGTTTCAAACGTTGAACCTGAATAATATGTATGCCACACCACACCAATCTTCGCTTGGAGGATTTCAGCAGCTGCTTCAATAGGTACTGCATATACAATAGTGTTAGGGTGGAACGTTACGTACTTAATACCGTCAATGGTTTGCTTCTTAAGATCATCTTTGGTGAACATAATGTCACCTTGATAGACCCCTTTCTTTATACCAAGCTTACTTAACTCTTGGAAAGCAACTGTAAGCTTTTCTGCTAAGCCGCCAGATGTATCAGCTTGTACTTCTTTAACTGACTTATATACCATAGGATTCTTATTAAAGATTCCTTTCTTAGCAACAAAGAACTGACCATCAGATGGGTCGATACCAGCGAATACGGCGGGTGCTCCATCCCATTTTACTGTGACTTGTTTTGTATCATTAGTATGACCTGCGAGCATATCTCGAAGATCACGTAATGCGAAAATGGCATCGCGAGCACCCTTTACCCCACCGTCTATTACCATATCCTCTATGTGAGTCATATGTGTATTCTTAGCTTCCGCTATGTGTCGTTTTAAGTTCATATTATTTAAATCCAAACTGTTGTAATCCTGCGGTGTCTACTTTATCTACTTCAAATTCAAAGAAAGCCATAACAGCTTCGTACCCCATTTTAATTAATTGTTTCACTTTATTCATTACTTTGCTATAAAGATTAGATAGCCAGCCTTTTAATTTCTGAAATAACTGTGCTTCGCTGATAGTGCCTTCAGTCAATAATTCTCTGTGGAAATTCTGTTCTTCTATTAACATCATGTCAGAAAACGTCGGTGCCATTTCAGATACTGTTAATCTAAATGATCCTACTGTGGCTGAAGTTCCTTGGGCTGATACTTTAGAACCCGTTGGAGTCTTAGGTGATATTCTAACCACAACTTTTTTAGCAAGCTTATCAATGAATGGTGCTGGTTTGTTTCTGCCTAATGATAGTTGTACCACATTATTATTGGTACCACTAGCAGGATCAAACTCAACCATCCAATTAGAATTAGCGTGTGCGTCAGGTGTAAATTTAAAGTCACCAGTGGCCGCTTCGTATACAAAGAACCTTCTAAACTCTTGATTATCTTCAAAGAACTTTCTAAATACTGGGTTAAGTTCTTTCATTGAAGATTTCCAATCAATGATTTCATTTTGTTTAGCTTCGTATTCTTTCTTATCAAACTTTATGTCTAGCTGTCGTTTACTGTTACCGACCTTGGCCTTAACGCCCTTAGGCATAGTTTTATTTTTGATTGATGTGATGATTGTATTAATATTGCCAGGCACTGTAATTTTCTTAAGCACTGGGTCTAAGTCTTTCATCAACTTGTGAATTTCTTTAGGTGCATCACTTCCCATACTAGCTATTGCAGCGTGGAATGTTGATATAGTTTCTTCCCTATACCCAGACATTACCTGAGATCCACCCTTTTGCTTAAGGGATATATTGATACCGTCTGTTGAATACAAATCCGTTTTAGGTGTGCCGTTAGATCCTAACCATTTAGGATTAAGTTTACCTGAACCTGATCCAAAGTGAATCATTGAATTGGGTGAAGCCTTTGTTTTAGATCTAATGTCTGCCACAATACCTGTAGCAATGTCCTTACCTAAATCATATGTTTCTTGCTTTAACCCAAATGTATCTTTAGCTTTTTCAAAGCCGCCGTTATATGCAACAACGATAACTGCTTCCATATCAGTGGCACTTACTTTACCGGCTGCTTCTGTTATAGATGATGATTCATATCGGGATTTGCGAGCGGACACCTTAGCGAAAGCTTTACGGTCTACACCGAAATGATCTGCAGCAATACCTTCGATATGTAATTTGGATAAACCCTTTGACATGACGTCTGGGTTTTTTAATAAAGCTTCAGCCATAAGCAACGCAGCCTTGAATTTATCATGCTGTTCATGCCTGTATACTGTGCGCCTTACACTCTTGGGAAGCAAAGCAATTAAGCTGGTTCCTGAGGTTTTTGATACTGATTCTTTAAAATTTAACATTAAGACCTTTATAAATCTGAAGATATAAAGGTATTTATACGATTATAAATTCTTAATAATTTTGTTCAAATCCTTGATGCCACTAAATTTCTTAAGCTTCTGCATCTTAGGTTCCATATGAGTTGCCATACGTTCTATATTAACATATCCATAGTAATCTAGGATAGCTATCATAGCAAATACATCACCCAACTCCTGCTCAAGCTTAGCTTTATTCTCTTCGTCATTCACACCAAATCTAATTAACTTAGAATTGGCCTGAATAACCTCTGCACATTCTTCTGAAAGAATGGTTAGCGTTTCTTTAAAGTTCATTTTTTTCTTTAGGACCTAATACAAAGTCCTGTTTCTCCATAGTATCGTCTAAGATACTTCTTAATATATCACCCAGCGCTTCATTGAACTTGGTGTCACCGTGAGGATTATCACCTGGATAATCAACCACTTCATAATCAAAGTTAATGGACTTGGTGGTGTCATTTAGTTTTACATCCATGTAACGATATATGACGTCATGGTATTCACCACCCTCCATTCGTATATACCAATGACTATCGTCCCTGCCATGTTGATCTACGAATGACCATTTCTCGAATGGTATAAATTTACTTGTCATGTGTACCCTTATCAATGTATGAGTATATACCAGCCTGCGAACGTTTTTCCCAGCACTCAATAATATCATCTCTGATATATTCTATTGGAGTGCCAGTTGGATATTCATGCTTCCATTGGCCTGCTAGTAGCATAGCATTCTTATTGATGGTTTTAATCCTACGCTTCTCGTAGTACTCACCGCGGCGTGATTCAATCTTATCTAAAAACCTTTTAGAATAAGTTTGGTTAAATAAACTTTTAAGCATTTTTACACCTAGGGGATGTTGGATGGCGCTTGCATCTATATGTGCCGTGGCTCATATTCTTCTTAGTGCGTCGAACACCTTTTGCTGGTTGCTTAACATACGGTACTGTTGTCTTACCCATTATTCTTTCTCCACTTCTATTAAATACATTACCTCAGCCTCATTAAACATGGCCTGAGCGTTATCGATTGATTCATTCCAAGTCTCATTGTAGTTGGCAGGTCTCATAGCTACAACCTTTTTAATACCAACCTGAATAATACCCTTGGCACATTCATTACAAGTAGGTAAACCATAGACATATAATGTAGCATCCTTTAAAGATACCCCATTGAGTGAAGCATTATATATTGCATTCATCTCACCATGTACAATTAATTCATATTTTCTCTTACGATCATTTAATCTCTCATCAGAATCTTTGATTCCTCTAGGGAAACCATTGAATCCTTGTGCCAATATCTGACCGTCAGCTCCTACCACGATAGCCCCAATCTTTGTACTAGGATCTTTACTCCAAGTAGAAATTTGTTTGGCTAACTTCATATACTTATCAGACCATTCTTTGCTTTGAACTAAGGTGCTCATACCTTGAATCCCTCATAATTGTTAGGTTGTTTAGGTGGTTCATCCGTCACGTTGAGGGTTTGTGCAGTATCTTCCACATCATACAGTCTCATCTTAGCCCTGTCAATACCCACAACGAACTTCTGATTAGCACCAGTTGGATCATTGTATCTGTTCTTCAATTGCTTAATCATTATCTGATTCAAGTTATCCAGTTCTTCAGTGGATATAAGAGCAAACATTAAGTCAGCCGTTGCTGGTAGACCAAACGATTCAGAAGTATCTTCCAAACCTACATCAGATGATGCAAAACCACTACGTGTTGTCTGTGTTGCAGTTAGGATTGGTAGATTAAACTCCTGTCCTAAACCACGAAGCTCTTCTGCAATAGCCTTAACATATGTATATGAGTTGATTGAACCACCCATAGCCTTCATACGTGAGCTTGAACAGATATTCAAGTAGTCTATGCATATCAATTGAGGTACGAAGTCTCTCTTCAACTGAAGTTCTTTCAATAACGATCTAAAGTTATTTGAGTTAGCTGCACCTGTTGGATACTCTTTAATGATTAACTTACCCACACCCTTATCAGTTAGCTTCTTTATCTTATTATCAAACATATCTTTAGATAGATTCTCTAATTGATCAATAGGCACATTCAATAAGTTGGCATCGATACGTTCAGCGATCTTTTCCTCAGCCATTTCCATGGTGATATACAATACATTCTTCATTTGTGTTAAGGCGCCAGCGGCAACATGACACATGAACAATGATTTACCCACACCAGTACCCGCAAGGGCAACGTTCAAAGTCTTATTAACTAAACCACCTTTAGTGATCTTGTTAAACATTGATAGGTCGAATGGTAAATGTTCCTCGCTTCTATGATAAAAATCAAATCGTGAGTCAGAATCGTCTACATAGTCATGTCCTACGCTAATATCAAAGTTAACACTTAGTGCATCACTTAATACATCGGGTAGGGCATTCTTAGTTAACGTCTCATGCTTACCTTCTATGATATTGATTGAATCCATGATGGCAAGATAGATTGCTCTATCCTGACACCACTTTTCTGTATGTTCAATAAGCCAAGGTAATGTTTCTTCTTTACTTTGTACACTGATCTCCGGAATAAGGGCCAATGAATCAGATCCAACCTTTGTGTTGTTTCTCAATTCAATGCTAAGTGCATCTGCGCTTGGTAGTTTGTTATATTTGTTAACAAAGTCTACAAGTTCAGAGAACACTGCACGGTAAGGCTCTTCAAAATATATAAGCTTTAAGTGAGGAATTACGGTTCTAGTGTAATCCTCATTAAGCATCAAGTTTCGTAAGATTAATGTTTCAATTTGCATTAAATATCCATATCTTCAGGTGATGATTTGATCATACTCGCATGACCTACTTCGTACTTCTTCTTAAGGTACGCTTTAAAGTCTGTGTTCTTAAAGATAGGTTCCCAGAAAGCTTCCGTAAGAGTTTCAGCTGCACGAACTTTCTTCTCTTCAACCTCTCCAGTCTCTTTATCCACTTTGGAGTACCAACCAATGTTAGGCTTAACTACATATCCACCTTCCATTGCTACATCTAATAGACCAGAGTAACGTTCGATACCACCTTCCCATGTAACACTAATAGGGATCTTAGACTTCTCACGTACAAACCTAGATTTCTCTACGTTAATCACGAAGTTATACCCCATGATCTCAGTGCCTTTCTTTTCTTGCTGGCGTCCAATGATCCAGATGTTATCACTTGAGTAATAAATACCTGTTCCACCTGACACTACAGCCTTACTGAACATCTCCATGGTTTGATATGTATGGTTAACAGCAATTAATGGAATGTCTCTCATGGTTAAATATGGAGTTGTCATTCGGAATAAACCCTTAAGGGCTTTTGCTCTTGACATATCAGCCACAGACTTTCCGTCCATAGCATCATCCATTTCCTTCTTAGAGGCAAGGTTACCAATAGAGTCAATAACAATAATGACTTTATCTTTGCGTTCGATATTCTCTAATTGATTGATTAGATCGAACTTCAGTTCTTCCACATTAGCAATAGGGCTATGTAGAACTCGAGAAGTATCAATACCGAACGACTTAAAGTATTGTTGCGGGCTACCAAACTCTGAATCATAGAATAACAAAACAGCATCGTCATACTTTGCTAAGTATGCTGCTGCCATTAACAAGGCAAACGAAGTCTTAAAATGCTTCGATGGTCCTGCTAATACTGTTAGTCCTGAACTCAGTCCTCCGTCTGGATCACCAGATAGTGCAACGTTAATCATTGGGACCGGTGTGGGAACCAGGTCCTTGCCAGAGAATAACTTAGATTTATCGAGAACTGCTGTCTCTTTAATCCGGCTATTCTTCTGAAGTTTATCCATTATGCCCATGTATTTGCTCCTTTATTAATTTATGTGTCTATTATAACATGAATTGTGCTAATGTACACTCTTCTTCACCAAATAGTTTTCGTCTATAACACTCTGGTGAGATGTGAACACTTGACATGTTCTCCATCTTAAGTTTGGCATAAGCCTCAGGATCCATGGTTAACCATTCAGTGGGATACATAACCTTATTCATACCAAGTTCATCCATGGCATCAATGATTTCATTTAATACCTGCTTACGATCTGCAATGCTACCCCAAAACGGTTGACCTTTATAGTAACCAGTCTTAGGTAGTTTCCTTCCTTCGAATTCTATTGGCCAAGGTACAGCATATTCAACTGGGATACCAAGACTATCGCCGAATTCCTTATAGGATTTCCACATCTCTTTAACACTAACACGTGCAAATATCTTTGCATCATTTATCCTGCATATATGGTGTCTAATATCGATGTTACCAAAGACCAACGTTATGCCTTTTAGATTATTGCACTCAGCAATATGATCTCTTACATACGAGAAATCAGATTTTAATTGACCGTTGAGTGTCATACCGTTGGTCTTAACAATCATGCTACCTTCAGGGGCAAAGGCTGCAGTGTGACTATCACCTATAGTTAACCATTCGGCGTCTAAGCCGGTGGACATTAGTGTTTCGGCACCGTCGCATTTCTCTTGGACACGAGCGCACCAGTCTTTGTCTAAGACATCTTTACGTTTGGCTAGCATGTTTCCATAGGGAGGGCAGTCCATATCTAATGAAATTACATGCTCTGCATCTAGGAAATTGTCGATGCTTTCTTTAAGAGCATCATTGAATCCACCAAATAGATTGATAGATCCACCGAAGTTAACTCCATGGTCAAGGTATAATAACTCAACCTTTTTGTTGGAGTGGTTAATGCCACAGTTTAAATTCTCTGCCCAGCTACGAGCCCAACCATATCCATGACTGTTTGTCTTACGAGGGATTCTACTAAAAGTACCAGTTATCATTTTTTCTCCTTACAGGTTGTATTATATCACAGTTTTAATGGAAGTACATCATAAATATTTGTCCCACTGTCTATAACTATCTGTTCGGTCGTAGATACCTATGTCCTCTAAGACTGGTTCAGCACCAACGTTCCAAAACAATATGTCCTTATCAGTATTCTTAGGAATATACTTCCAGATCTTACCGTCATATGTGGCTATACAAGGAAATGGTGGTAGGTTCTCTGCCTTCTCAGACTGAGTAAATGCTAACTTCTCTGAGATAACATCAGCTCGTCCTAATTCGCCAGCCTTCATGTTCCTTGCCACAGCCACTGATGTGAACTTAGCATTAGGCCAAGCGATCTGTAAAGACCTTGTGAGTACACCAGTTGATGTTGCAACGTAGACTTCATCAGGTTCTTTTAATTGAGAGGCCACTTTAACCATGGCTGCAGTGACCAACCTATGCTTAAGTCCTAGGGGGATAAAGAAGTAACCATTAAGGTTTGAATCTTCTTTGGCGATACGGTTAAGGTTCGGCATGGCTGCAATACGATGGAAGCTGACGTCAGCCCCTTGTTCAATGCAACATGCTTGGTGATGTGATATGAGTTTGCTTGAAGGCATATAGAGACGTACTTTCTTACCATGTCTCTTAGCTACATCCAATATACTTAGACCAGCAAGACCAGTCCTAGGTTGCACATAGCTAACCGTGTCAGCTTTAATGGTGGACATTAGTAAATCAGCACCACGGATTTTAGTTCCAACGACCATGTCATCTCTTACACAACGAATACCGTCATGCATAGTTTCAACAATAGGTGGGTTAGGATCTTCCCAATCACCAGCAAGATCTAAATAATAGTTCTTAGCTTCTTGTGGACTCATTCCCAATTCGATATCAATGTTTCTACCGTCTTGTACGTGAATGTTATGTGCCATTATGTAAACCTATATTGGTAATGTGTTATTTAGATCACGTGGTGATCCCTGTCGTTGATCCCAGCCAGATACCCAGCCTGAACTATTACTTATATTCGAGGGAACGTGATCGTATGTGCCGTTACCCCTTGGTACATAATTCTGTCCAAAGCGAACGAAGTCACACATAACATCCTCTAAGTCTTTAGCCTTACCACCAGTTCTTTCAACCAATAGATCCATGAACTCATCAGCTTTATATCCTGTGGATAACTTCTTCATGCAACGTATTGCATTGTTACCAAGGTATGTGTGTGAATCCACATCAACCAGTTCAGGATAGTAGTCAGAACAATCCATAGAGAAGGCAGCATATTGAAAGTTAAACTTCCTATGACCCATCTTAGCATTGTGTTCATTCAAATAATCTACGATCTCTTTATGGCCACGCTTCTTTTGCAATAGAAAGGTTGCAGCACTCGACATTAACTCAGGCAATTCCTTTGTCATAAAGTCAACATTGGTTGTACCTTTCTTAGGAGCTGGTGGTTGGTTACCTGTAGAAGTAAAGATTGGACCTCTTGCTTTAGACTCTATTAAGTCCTCAGCCATATCCTGCATGTCTCTATGTCTGCCCCAACGTTGGATAATGTTGTTACGGTATCCATGATCATTCTCAAATGAAGCACCTGAACCAGTGATACGGTGACACATCATGACATACAACCATGTAGGTAGATCCCATTGAATGGTATCGTTATCCGTATTAAGTTCACGTCTTGATGTGTTCTGCCATCTCCACTTAGGGGTCTTAGATCCAAACTTTAGGTCTTGCAATACATTAGAAAAGCCTGCTGCGTTTCTCGTCTTACAATCGTAGATCTCTACCTGCTGGAGGAGAGGATCATTGACAAAAGAATTTGCCTCTGGCCCTTCATAATCTAATGGTCCCCAATTGACATTATCCTGAAGCCATGCGGCCTTAGGATAATAGTAATTAGTGAGAACATCTAGGGCTTCTTCGTTAAGCCACATTAGGCATTACCGGACCAGGAGTAATTAGATCAAAGTGCTTTTCATATACATGCATATTCTGTACCTGCCATATCATTTTGCCTGGAAGAACTTCAAGGTCATTAGCTAATTCGTTTAGCACATACTTCTGCCAAGCGTAATCGTTCTTATAACCATACACTACATCATTAGACCTCATTTGTACAACGCAATCTAACTTACCATCTCTTATATAATAAGTCACAGTGTTAGTGCATATAAAGTCTGACATACCCTTATAGTTATACTGATTCCACATGGTAGGTCTAGTGTAGATCATCTCAGCCCTACGACTATTAGGATTTGCAATTAACTCTTCTAATACATGTTCGTATTGAAAGCTATTGTCCTCTGAGTATATTAGATGACCATAGTTAGAATTGATATATCCATCAGGTGATGCTGCGTATTGCCACGCTGCTGGTGGTTTACGGCCATCAGTGTATATGTCATTGACATTTAATGACTGACACATATACCATTCAATCTCTTTTTTGATATACTCTGCGTTAGGTTCACCAAAGATAGATGGTTCATCAGCAAGAAAGGATGCACCAATAAGTTCAATGCATTTAACGCCAGTCTTATCGGTGGTCATATTCATATCACACTGCTTAGAGGATATGAAATACGACCGTACATCTTTTACTCTATACGGATTTATCATCATTTTTAGGCCTATTTAAATAATCAAGTGTTGTGTCCTGCCCTTCCATTTGACCACGGATATATGCCACAGCAAAAGATGCATAGTTAATAAGATCTTTGTATGTGTCCTCCAATGATTCAAAGTTATTGGCTTCGCCTGATTCAAGTAAAGATTGGGCACGTAACATTTTACCGTGCATGGTATCATGAATTGAATCAACTCCACGTCGATAATGCATTGCTTGTTTCACTTGTGAATTTGGATTCTGATAGTCTTGGGACTTCTTAGATTGTAACTCAGCACATTCTTGAAGAACTAAGATTGATTCTTTTTGTTTCATGGATACTCCTTTTGGTTATGTAATACATTATATCATACTTTTGCTGGAAGTACATACTTTTGGGGTCTATAATATCTATAGCTCGAGTCGTGGATGCTTCTAGAGGTTTCATCTAAAGTTTCTTTTGCATCCTTAAAGTCTAATCCCTCTATGGTAATCATATCACCTAACACGTATGATCGTTCAAAATGAGGGAATGTAGTATAGAAGAAGAAATAGTTTAGCTGCCCCATCTTAATAGATTGAACAAACTGATCGAACTTCTCTTTTGTGTCAATACTAAAGTACTGTGACATTACGTGCTTAACATCAACAAATTTAAAGAACGGCAATATGACGTCATGTCGCCAGTTGTTAGGAGATGTGAATCCTAGTTGTAACAGATACCATTCAAACAAGAAGAAGTCACAGTTTTTCTTACTAGAAAGATTGGCGGTTGCCCACATGTTATCACGGTAATCTAAAAACTCTTGGGTTACTTCTATGACTAAAGGAAATCCTCTTAAGAACGTTTCCCTATACGTTTCCATAGACGAATTCGATTGCTCGATCTGCTTCTTTGTCGAAGGGTCTGGTTTTATACCAATTTCCGTTCTCATAATCAATTTCCTTACATAATATAGTGATCTCTGCTGCAGTGATGTTGTATTTTTTACGTACGGCATTACCTGCAATAGAAACCATAATGGCATACATCTTTGTATACCAACCAGAGTCGGAGATTTGGTTATACTCCTTAACTAATTTGTTGTTAACGAATGGGCAATCTCTGTAGTTGCTCCATGTTATGCTCGTGTTTGTCATTTCATTCTTACGATGGGCAAGAAGCTGACGACGAATTTCAGGTGGGAGATGATCTAATAGACCACCGGATCTCTCAACATAATCATGCTTAGCCATAATCTCATATGGATTCATGATCATACTAGAGGTATTTTGGAAGATAAAGTTATATGCCCCGTCATAAAGACCGGGGATATAATACATACGACTGAGATCCTTTGTTTGGGGATCTCCAATGTCACCTAATTCTTTATTAAGAGCAAACCAAAAGTGTTTAATCTTATCCTTAGGGACATCATCGCTTAGGGGAAATACTATTCTAAACTTTGGATGTTCTTTAGTGGATGACGCTGTGGAATATATAATGTTATTCCATTTGCCATAGTTATTATAAAGTTCTTTCTCAAGGTCTCCATCAAATACATGTTCATCCACATCCACTGCACACCATCCAGCCCAACAGATCACACTAGCATTAGAACGGGTTGTACCCTCTTCATATACTGCTGGTGATATCAATGTGGCTGACTTCTTATCCTTACGGGGCAACATAGCAAGATCCAAAAACAGTTTGTCAAATGATTCCGTATCATTAAAGTCTACACGTTTATGGGTCTTGTTGTCGAACACCGATTTGAATAATGTAAGTGATTTCATTTTTTCTTAAAAACTAACTCGTTTTCCATTGTGCCGTAAGTGACTGAAATACTATAGCTACCTTTATTGGTTATAAGCTCAAAGCCATTAAAGCTTTTCACCTTCTCCTTGGTTTTGCTCTCTAAGTAATTCTTTAGATCCGTTAAGCTTCCCCAACTACGTGTTAGATGTTTAGCTGCAGGATCCACCACCTTTTTCTTAGCAGCGGGTTTCTTTTTAACTACTACCTTCTTAGGGGTTTTCATAACTCTTCGTCTTTCTTCCATAAGGCGAATTGCTTACACCATTTGGTATGCTCTTCTAAGGTCACAGTGTATATGTCACTGTTCTTATACATCTGCAACCACAGATCATATGTTATCTTAGCCTTTTGCATCAGCCTTATCCTCGTAATTGATGATACCATCATACATTGCATCTTCAAGCTCTTCCTTAACGGATGCGTTGGTATGCCAAATATCTTCATTGATTCCCTTAGGAACAAAGCTGTGTGCAATGTTACCATGGTTGCCAGCATGTGATGGAGCTTTCCATCCAGCAGGTTTGATTAGATCAGGAAGACCTAATGGATTTGGACGCTCAGGTTTTACACCAACCTCCTTAGCCATGTTAGCCTTTAAGACTTGATCCCATGCTTTGTAAGGATCAACACCTAATGCATCTAATGTACCAATGGCAACAACACAAAGATCTATAAGACCATCTACGATCTCTTCAGCATCCTCTGCAAAGTGTGCGTTCTGAGTTTCTTCAAACTCTTCTTCAATAAAATCTAAACGAAAATCAATAAACTTTCGTAGATTATATGGACTTGCTGTTTCCATCCACTCATGCACACCATACTTCTTATGCATTAGCGCAATGTCTTTTACCCAGTTTTTACTCATGATGTTGTTCCTTTATTAATTTATAAATCTATTATATCATACATTTATTGTTTGTACACTTATTAACAGAAAAAAGATTCTAAGGTCATATGCCTTTCACTCTTCCAGCCAACAGCTTCAAGCACAGGTTCGATAGCACCCAAGAAGGTCTTCTCGAATTGCAGATTGTAATCAACATACTTATCTAACTTGAATTGCTTTGGCATGTAATCAACAAAAGCAATAACATTCTCCTTAATAGGATTCGGCTTAATCAAGTATGTAAACTTAACCTTATCACCAGATGTTATCTTTTGAATAGATCTGCTAAGCTTCTTCTCGGTTACTATATTGTTATGCAGTATTGCTCCACGAATATGGATAGGCGTTCCTTTCTTATAGATGGTATCCCTATCAGTCCACTTAGCAATGTTATTAACTCCACGTGGGAAGCTAACTTCCTCTGGAGAGGCTTGGCTAAATGCAACCTTAAACTTAGCAATGTCCTCTTGCACAGTCTCCTCATCAGTCTCGATAATTCTTTTGAATATATCTTTAAGTGCTTGACGGCATATAGCTGGTGTGGATGATTTGATGGCCTCAATGCCCATAATCTTCAGCTTAGGTTGGGCATAGCGAACACCCTCATTGTCATGCACGTTTAATATGTATCGCTTCTTAGCTGTCCATATACCACGGTCTGCAATAACCTCACGCCCCATCTCCATATGATTTTGAATACCACCAAGTGAATCATACAATTCAGCATAACATTTCGCTAGTACTCCCTCAAGAGCTGTTGAACATATCTTATCGAGGAAGTCCACAGGATTCTTAGGATTAAACTGTTTGACCAATGCATCCAATGTCACATAGACAGAGTCAGTATCAATGGCAACAATGTAATCCTTATCAGTCTTTAATACAGTATTAAGATAGTTGTTAAGGTTTTGCTCAGCCCAACGAATAGTTGCTTGACCAGTTAATGTGATACCCTCAGCAATTCTCATGTCGAAGTATCTAAACCATTTGTTACCCATTGCACCATACAAAGAGTTCAATAGAATCTTAAGAGCCATTTGCTGGTTCTTAGCGATTGCAATACGTTTCTCAAGGTTATAAACCTCAGACTTATCCGTACATAACTCTAATTCTTGTTGAGCTTTTAGCTGAAGTTGCTTATGACCCACACGTTCTGTATAGATCTCTTGAATGATTGATGGTAATACCCCTAGCTTTTTTGTACAGAATCTTGTACCATTTACCGCCAAAGCGGTGTCTTGTAAAGTATTTTGTACTTCGCCAGCAAGGACAGCCTCAACACTAACACCGAGTTCATCCTCAAGAAGTATAGTCTCAGGAGACATATTATACTGCATGATGATAGAAGGATACAGAGAGTTAAGGTCGAATGAACATACCCAATCATGCATTCCTACCTGAGGTTCTTTAACATAACCACCAGGGTAATCACCTTTGAATGATTCAGAGTTCATAGGAACTGCCACGTTCTTACTGCTAAGGTCTCTATAGATTATAGAATCCCATATAGCCACAGTGCCAAGAACCTGATCATAGTTAACTCCACCTTTATATGCCATGGTTAGACACAAGGTGATTAGACCAAGCTTATCTTCCATGCGATCAATGAGTTCTACGTCCTTGATGTTATAGTCAATGAACTTTTGATAGTCCTTCTCATACAATTCATTTAAGTCAGAGGCTTCACCATAGTCAAGCTTCTTCTCACCAAGAACTACATTGGCAATATGATCTAACTTGTATGATTCCTGCGGACCGTATGTGTAACCAAACTTCTTGAAGATGGCCATGTAATCTAAGATAGCAATACCTTTCAATTCATACTTAATCGTTGACTGGCCGAAGCCTGTCTTGGTCTCACGCATGTCCACCAAACCCCAAGGGGATAATCGTTTCATTGCAGCTTCGCCATTAACCTTAGCGATTCTATTAACCAGATACGGTATGTCGAAAAACTCTACGTTCCAACCAGTGATTACATCAGGAGATGTTGTCTCCATATGAGAGATATACTTATATAGTAGGTCCTTCTCATTGTGACATTGGGTATACCGAACAGGTCGATCTCTCATTAAGGCTTTGCTAACATCATATACCCCACAACCAAATGTGTGATAGGTATTATCGATATTATTCTTAGTGGTGATTGCTGTGATCTCTTGATCAGCAAGTTCTGGTTCAGGGAATCCATCACCGAATTTACACTCTATGTCTAAGGAGGTAACATTGATTACGTTACGATCCCACTCTATCACACCAGGATATTCCTCGTTGAGATATTGTGCAACGTAATTTGTATTGCCATAGATTTTATAGGCGGGAATATCCTTATATGATTTAATGAAGTTTGTGGCTTCACTCATATCAGGAAAGACGATAGGTTCAACAGCAGATCCATCGAGAGCATGCCATTTGGCTAGGTGCTGCACTGGTGCTGTTACATGTAAAACAGGCTTGAACGGAACGGAGAAGCTTACCTTCCTACCGTTCTCGTAGCCTGTATATTTGATGGACTTCCCGAAACGGAAAGCATTAGTATAGAACGTTTGAGTATTTTTTTTCATGTGTCTATTATAACACAAAAATGCCCAAAGTACAACAGTTTATACGATTATTTTACCAGGAGATTCATTTAGTTGAATGACGTTAGGGCCTTTAATCATTTCCTGATATTGGTTAGCTAAGTCTTCGGTAGGGGCAAGGTTGAACATGATATGCTCTTGCTTAATCTCCATAGTATCCATATCGCAATAAGACATATAAGGCATGAAGCCGATCTGCTTATTGTTAGGGATTAAAAGGACGGGATCTGTTACAAATAGTCTTGACTCAGTGTCAGATACAACGTGTACTAGGATTTCTTCGCCCGAGGTTAATCGGATTAATCTAATGTTATTCATAAGTGCCTTATTGATTGATGTGATTTTACTCATAATTTAATACCGCTCATTATTTATGTTTAGCTTTGTAATCCGCCACCGCTGATTTGATTGCATCCTCTGCCAACACACTACAATGTATTTTAACAGG